CAGCCATTTACGGCAAATCCACTACCATGAGTATTGTACGTTGTTTGTTTTCCCACCTTGTCGAGCGCTGTGAAGAGCGCGGTTACGACATTCACAATGTGATGCCGTGCGTTGTCTACATTGACGGCGATTATGTACACGTTGATACGGAGCACATGGCGTACCCAGCCGCCCGGCGAACGGCGGCAGAAATTGAAGCAACAGCGCAAAAAATCAAAGAGCAGAATGATAGTGCGCGGGACAAATTTTTCTCGCCGCCGCCAGCAACTTCTGTCCCGCGCGGCTACGGCCCCGGCACAGAACTCAAAAAGATGCTGGCTAAAATTGGCATCACAGCAACGCCAACCTGCAGTTGTAATTCACGCGCGGCAATTATGGATGAAAAAGGCGTGGAATGGTGCCGGGCTAATACAGACACCATCGTTGGCTGGCTGCGCGAAGAAGCCACGAAAAGAGGGCTTCCCTTTGTGGATCTAGCCGGTAAGATCATCATCAAGCGGGCTATCTCACTGGCCGAGAAAGCCGAAAAGACACGCAAACAAGCTGAAGAAGAAAACCAAGCCACAGATGGCTAAGTTGTATTTCCGCTACGGCACGGTCGGCAGCGCGAAGACTCTGAATCTATTGGCTGTTGCCCATAACTACCGGCAGCAAAACAAACGCGTTTTGTTATTAAAGCCCGAGATCGACACGCGGTTCGGCAAAGATATCATTAAGACTCGCGCGGGTCTGGAAGCCAAGGCTGATATTCTGGTCCCCGCTTCCGGGCCTATTGATATCTTGGACCTGAACGACGTGGTCTGCATGCTCGTCGACGAGGCCCAGTTTCTCTCTGTAGAAGCTATTGACCAGCTGCATGGCGCAGCCCACGCCTGCACGTACCCGCCTTATAATCGCCAAGGCGTGCCAGTTATATGTTACGGCTTACGCACTGACTTCAGACAGCAGCTCTTTCCAGCGTCTAAGCGGCTTATGGAGCTGGCTGACACGATAGAAGAGATCAAAACTATCTGCGCCTTCTGCTTGCGAAAAGCTGTATTTAACCTTAAGCTGTGCGACGGGCAGCCAACCATGATTGGGCCGGCTATCGAGCTAGGGTGCGAAGAAAAGTATCTCCCCGTTTGCGCGTCTTGTTATGCAGTTAAACACGGAATCGCCCCCAAACACATTACAGGCCAACCCGCAGCCCTTTGACGCTGCGCTTCCGCGTCCGCCATTAGAGCCGGCGCAGTTGGACGTGATCAGCGTCATGCTCATGTGGCTTATTCTTGTCTTGTGCTGGCTGCTGTACTTATCCTTGCGCGTGAGCACCATGCCGAAAGTACAACGACAATCACCGCCCGACTCGCTGTCTGTGCCGATCACCCCGTGCGACGTCAGTGCGCGCCGCAGTAGGTCGTAGTCTCGTTTTACTCATGGAGGAGTTCCTGTGCCCTGTAACAAGCCAAACTGCTGCCGGAACAAAGCGCCGGCTGAGCAACCGCGGGAAGAACTGTCGATTCAGGCTGTCGTAGACATCGCGTCCAAGATCGTACAGCAGCTGTCGGCGCTGAAGGGTGCCGGGATTAATTTCCTGCCAGAAGAGATTAGCGTTGTTCAGCTAACCAGTACGCTGCAGGCGCTGCTGCGAGAGAACAGCGCGCTCAGGGCCTTGCTCGACCGGTTTGGCGCGCCGTTCATTAACGTAGACGCCACCACGGCCGCGATTGTGTTTGGCCCGCAGCAGAACTATACCCTGCAGTTATCTATGGGCAGCCAGCACGAACGGGAGCTTCTTGCGGCAGAGTTTCGCGCAGCGGCGGATAAGCTGGTAGGCCCGGTTACGCCGACGGACCAAAAAACGCTGCCATTCGCTGACTGACCGAACTTGTCAAAGGAGTGACACATGGCCAAGCCTACATTACATCTCGTCGGTATTTTCCATACGATCCATTCGCAGGAGTATTCGCACTGCGCATTTACGGGTAAAGCCCTGCGGTTCCCCAAGATGCTCCAGCTGCACGATTACTCAGTGACTGAGTACTCAAACGGCGGCAGTGAGAGTTCCGCGCACGAGAAAGTCGTATTGTTATCTAAAGACGAGCTGGAAACGATGACCGGCAAACGCGACAAGACAGCGTTTCACGGCGATATCGCGGCTATCGGTACGCCGCACCACACCGAATTTGAGCGCCGGCTGGTCGAGGCTATGCAGACCCGCGTAAAACCCAGAGATCTCATTTGCCACCCCTTTGGGCACGCGCATTCCCGGCTTCTGCAGGACTTCCCCAACAACATCCACATTGAGACTGGTATTGGCTATCCCACGCTTGTAGCCGGCACCATCAAGATCTTTGAGAGCTATGCGTGGCGGCACTACCATGCGGGCAAAGACGGCCGGCAGGGCACGAACTACGAATGGGTGATTCCCAACTATTTTGAGATCAAAGACTGGGAGCCCAACTATGCGCCCGGCCAGTATTACGCGTTCTTGGGCAGGATTGATACGTGCAAGGGTTTAGATACTTTATTGGAAATCGCTAGGCACCTCCCCGAGGGCAGCCCCAAAATCGTTCTGTGCGGCCAAGGCGACCCGACACCGTGGTCGCACCCCAACATCGAGTACAGGGGCCCAATCACCGGTACAGAGCGCAGCGACTTCATGCGCAACGCTATTTGCTCCTTGATGCCCACGAACTTCATCGAGCCATTTGGGGGCTCTGGTGTCGAGGGTTTGTTGTGTGGCACGCCCCTGATCGCTACAGACTACGGGGCTTTTACCGAGACAGTTAAGCCCGGCATGAACGGGTATCGGTGCAAGACGCTGGCTGAATGGTTAGAGGCTTTAGCCAACGTGGGTAATCTGGACCGCAAGACTATTGCCACAGAAGCGCGGGCGACCTATAGCTTGGAAGCGTGCGGGGCCAGATATGCCGACGCGTTCAAGAAAATCCACCAGCTGTACGATAAAGGGTGGTATACGCTCCCAGAGTAGTTGAGCGCGGCTAAATTATTCGGCAAAAACTGGCATATTCTTTGCGCCCCGCAAATATGTATTTGTGGATCTGCGCGACCGGTAATCACGGAGGATATTGCTATGTTGCCATACCGGGTATTTTGCGAGTTGTTCGTTATGTTGTGGACAGTCGGTGGAGCCGTTCTTGGATGGTACATCGGCGCACAAATAGCGTGGCCAACGAGCGAACTCATTTGCGCATTTATTGGCATGGCGTGTTTTGGCGCTTTTGCCGATATATGCGTGGGTAGGAGATAACTTGAAAACGACGCTAGTGCTCATGTTGTTTGCGGTGCTTGCCCTGTTCGGTCGCCAAGTTGCCGCAGCGGAGCCGAATGCCGCGCGGCGAGTCGAAGCGGGCTGCAGGGCTGTAATTGAAGAAAACTTTCAGGCGTGTAACGACGAAAACCTGAAGGCGCTCATGAAGACCTGCTCAAGCCACAGCGGTACGCGAGAGCAGGGGTTGGAATTCATGCGGGAAGCCCAAAGTACGTTTGATGAAACAGACGTGTACACGCGGTTGACAGGGTTCAAGCTGGTCAAAATTGAGTTTCCGATGGCGTATGCGTACGTCAACCAACTCACGCTACCGGCAGCGCAGAAGGACGATCCGCGGACGGGTAACGCCGAGCTGTCTGGTTATTTCCGGCACAACTCGGCGTTGATTCCAAAGTGGCAGGAAGTGCAGTATGTCCAGCAGTTCCACTTTGAAAACGGGAAGTGGAAGGTGCATCGGATCGTCAAAGAGCCGATTCCTGTGGAGTCTGGCGTTGATCTTGACGCCAGCGGACAGACGGCGCAAATTGGCGGACAGCGCAGCAACTGCCCCAACGGTAGATGCTCGTCGCCGTTCATCACGGTGCGTTAATCTTGGCGCGGTTTAAGGCCAAGGCGTTGAGCGGCTAGCAACCGCTCAGGTACCGCAACGGTTGGAATGGTACCGGCTCATGACCGGGAAACGACCGGAGCAAGATCTGACATGCCTGTATCGCATAGGCCAACAGTCGCTGCAACGGCTGCAAAACTATGTGACGGGCGCGCCCCTACTTGCAGTATGGGTATTGAAAAGTTGCAACGCGCTGCTGGGGAACTCGGTGGCGTGAAGTGCGGCAACCATGTCGGATCTTTTTATTATCAATTCGCGGCGTTTGGTGCGGCTCTAGCTCAATTAGTAGAGCATTCGGCTTTTAACCGATAGGTTTTGGGTGCAAGTCCCAAGGGCCGCACCAAGCGCCGTGATTTTCTCCAAGGAGGGAATTATGGCGTGGTGGATGATTCTGCTTTCGTTTGTCTGGCCCGTCGTGCAGCCGACCGTCCAGCAGGGTGTTCAGCGGCTGCAGCAGCGGGTCCAGCAGACTCAGCTTGCACAGCCGGCCAGCCGGCCTGTATACCACAACGGGCAATGGTGGAAATACGAGAACGGTCAGTGGTGGATCTGGGTCAATCAACAGCAACCAAGGGAGCAAATCGCGTGTCAACAGCAACGCAGCAGTTTGAGTATCCGGTAGAAGAATGGTTCACCGGGGAGTACGCCGGCATTCCTGAACGAATGCAGGACGCCATCAAGCGGTACGTGATCGATCATGTACGCCCGGGCCAGTTTCTGATGGCTGTGATCTGCAATGATCTTCGCGGCGCAGTCAACTACGCCGACGATGAAAACCTGCCGCTGATCAAGCTGTATGTGCAATGGTTTTACAACCGTGCGCCCAGCCAGTGTTCAGGGTCGCCTTCACGGCTGGTCGAGTGGGTAGAACAAGCCTAACCGGCGGGCCGGGTGGCGAAATTGGCAGACGCAGCGGACTTAAAATCCGCTGGGAAGAAATTCCCGTGCGGGATCATCCCCCGCCCCGGCCATTGATATCTAAAAAAGGAGCACGCATGGATCATCACGGTAAATGCCCGGAGTGCAACGCAAACTGGGATGCCGGGCCGATTCCAGAAAAAGATCGCGAGCACTACGGCCAGCCATATCGGTTTAGCCGGTTGATCGGGTTAGTGTTTCGCGACAAGTACGATGGCGTCTGGGAATATAAATGCCCAGACTGTGACGCGCGGTTTCCCCGTTTCACAAAGGAGCAAATGCGTGGCAGATAGCTTGGTTTATCATTCGCTGCAGTGTCATTGCTGCCGCGGCAATATTGAAGCCTGCACGATGGATGACGTGTGGGCCATGAGGATTGATGGCGTGCTCCACCAAGTGCCGGTACGCAAAGTGCCGTGTCATAAGTGCATGAGATGCGATACGGTTACGCTTGATGGCACATCTGATGAAGTGGTCATGTACTGCCTGCAGAAGTACATGGACGCGCAGGGGCTCAACACGCCCTACCTGCGTGTCAGACGGTGGATTCGGCGGCGTGTTCTGGGTATCCGCGATCGTATCCTGCGGGACTGGTACCGCTCGATGCGAACACTTAGGCGGGAGATTGCCTGAGCGGCGGGCGCATAGCTCAATTGGTCAGAGCACCTCGTTTACACCGAGGGGGTTGGGGGTTCGAGTCCCTCTGTGCCCATTAGCCCGGTACGGGGTTTGTTCTTAGCCTGCCGCGCGTACCCGCGGCAGATCATGGAGGATGATATGCGTAATGTTTTTGCCGCGGCGTTTGTGCTTGGTTGCCTGCTTGCGTGGGCTGTGAACGTGAACGCTGACGGACCTGTGTACGTGGAGCGGTACACGGGGCCGGCACCCATGTCGACGGTGCGTAGCTACAGCAGTCCCAGCAACTCGACTGCGCAGGGAGTTGCTGAGATGATGGCGCGTTCTGGTTCGTGTCGCCACTTCGGTGGTAACTCGGGCTACGAAGGCGTCGGCATGTCCAGTTCTGGTCCTGAAGCTGCGCTCAACGCCTGCTGCTACAGCCGTAGCGGCATGCGAGTGGTCGATCAGGGCGTGGCGTTCCGCAACGGGCGCTGGTACGCCTGCAAGCGGTATGCGCGCTGATTAGATCTCCTGTTATGGGCGGGCGCCGGTGAAAGCCCAAGTAACCGGCGCCCGCTTTTTTCTTTGATAACTTTAACTGAAGGGAGTCAGGTATGGTTTATCGAGAAGTGATGGATGACGAGCGGTTTTGTTTCATTGTTGGCTGGGCTGAAACCAACAACGCGCAGTACGACACGCGCGTAACAAATGGTCGGATGCAGGTTGGTATGAGCGCCTACCACTGGCGGCGAGCTGAGTACCAAGGAGTCGCGGCGTAAAAAGTTGGCGCTATCGTCTAGTGGTCAGGACGCGACCCTTTCAAGGTCGAAACCGGAGTTCGATTCTCCGTAGCGCTATTGCTGCTCCAGTGGGCCACAACAAGGCGGCATAAAGTTACAAACTCTTCAACTGCCGCTGGGAAATTCTGCTGGTGTACAGCAGAAGCCTAGCTGCAGGGCCGTTGCCTGCCCGAATCATGACGGGCAAAGGTACAGCCGGCAATGACTTTTTTTAACAGAGAGGAGCTGTTCATGGGTATGTGGAATGACGTGGTAGTAGGCGCAGGCGACGCCGGTAACGGCGCTGTTAAGCTGTGCGACATTGGCGAACACGTTACTGTATCTGTTAATGCCGTGAGTTACTGGATTGATAACGCGTATCTCGGCGGCGGCATGACCGTGTTCAAGAACACGCCGGAAGGCGCCCAGCTGAAAGAGATGCTTGACACCCCGGCGCCGGATAACGTGATACTGACTTGGCTGGAAAACACGTTTCTGGATAATGTAGCGAACGACAGGCTGAGAAGCCTTGTGCAGTCGGCGCTCCGATGCGCAGAACGTGAAGCGCGCAGGAAGAAAGCCAAAGATATCCGAAAGGCTTTCAGCCGGGCGTTTGCAAAGATCGAAGAGTATTGAACAACAGGGGGCGTACTGGTATCGACAGGATGAGGAAGGTTTGAACTGCATGCCGTGGTTGATTAGCTGGCCACGTAAAAAGCTAATCACATGTTAATTGGCACTTTCAACAGTGTCCCCGCTCTCGCTGCCTAGTGCAGTGATCGGGTAGCGCGCGTGACGCTATCGCCCCTCACGCTGGAAGACTGGAAGAAGTCGGGCAGGCTGGAGAGACAGCCAAAGATGGTGGTAGCCCACCTGACGCCGATAATCGGCTGGCTTTGCGCGGAGTGTGAGAACAACGCGATAACGATGTAGATGTCTTTGTGGAATTTACTCTGGACGCCGGTGCAAATCCGGCCGCCTCCATTTTCGGTAGCCCGGCAGCGCGTTGCTGTCCGGGCTTTGTTTTTTAACATGAAGAAAGGAACCGTATGGCAACGCTGTTGAAAGGTGCTAAGAAGACGAAGGCTCCCAAGGCTCCCAAGGCTGCTGTGGAACACCTGACGCCCAAGGATGATAAGAGTGATTCGGCTGTGGCCGATCGGTTGGGTGTCACGATCACGGCGCCCAACTTCAAGACCGTGGAGATCCCGATCCGCGGTACAGCGCCTTATGTCCAGCTAGCGTTCGGCGCCAAGGCGCGGAACATAATGCGCGAGAAGCAGGCGGCGGGCTCTACAGCCAGCAAGGGCAAGAAGCGCGCAGCCAAGGACTTCGATGCCAACTTCGAAGAGGCCCAGCACCGGTCGAAGCAGGGCTGGCGCGGTATCCCGGCTGGCGCGCTCCGCAACGCGCTGGTCGATTCCTGTGTGGTTGTCGGGTTCCACAAGACCAAGGCCAAGAAGGCGGTTTTCGTGGAAGCCGACGGGTTTGACAGCGTCGAGGGGACGCCGCTGATCCGGCTTCACGCCCGCGATTCACGTGGTAAGCTCGTGAATGCAGTCCCGCGGCACGTCGAGCACACGGTTCGCAACGCCACGGGTGTCGCCGACATCCGGGTTCGGGCCATGTATGACACGTGGGAAGCTAAGGTGCGTATCCGCTTTGACGCGGATATGTTCACTCCGGCTGACATTGCCAATCTCATGCTCCGCGCGGGTATGCAAGTCGGCATTGGCGAGGGTCGGGCTGATTCTCCCAACTCATGCGGCATGGGTTGGGGCCACTTTGAGTGTGTTCGCGGTTAAAGAAAGGACACGTGATGTCAGAGAACAGAGATCGGATTCGGGCAGAGTTGGAGCAAATCCGTAACGCTAACGACGGGCAACTACTGCCCGAAGCTATCGTTGAGTTTGCCCGTAACCGTGACACGGCGCTGCACAGAGAGTTTGAATGGAATAACACGAAAGCGGCGCACCAGTTTCGTCTGGAGCAGGCGCGACGAGTTATCCGTTTAAATATCAATGTGCTGCCCACCGAAGGCGGCGATGTGACGGTGCCGATGTATGTCTCGCTCAAGTCGGATCGTTACGCTGGCGGCGGTTACCGCACGTTAGAGGACGTGATGAGTGACGAAGACATGCGGGCGCAATTGCTTGAGCAGGGGCTGGAAGAGTTCCAGCGCGTCCGCCGAAAGTACCAAACCCTGCAGGAGTTAACTCCTGTATTCGCTGCGATTGATCGCGTAGCTCGCCGCACGAGCCGGCAAGCTACGCGAGCCTGATGAGACACGGCAGGCTTGGTTCGGCAGGGCTAGTCTCGGCAGGGCTGGGAATGGTGTGGCAGGCACGGCGGGGTTAGGCTTGGCCAGCTCCGGCGGGGCAGGGTGGGGCACGGCAGGCATGGTCGTGGTGAGGCAGGGCGCGGCATGACGTGGTTCGGTTAGGCACGGCAGGCACGGAGTGGTCATGGCCCGGCTAGGCTGGGAACGGGCGGCAGGACACGGCATGGCAGGCATGGTTAGGCCAGTCAGGGTAAGGATGCGCTAGGTACGGCAGGCTACCATCTGGTCGTCTAACGCCAGTGCATACCCAACGCGGTCTGGCTCAGCCGGTGCGTTGATGATGTGCAGAAGTTTGGATATTGCGCGCTGGTCAGGGGTTGTCGCCAGCGCACGAGATTGTGAAACACAGCCCTCGCCCGTGCATGTGGTCCCGTGTGCGCCGGGTTAAATTGCAACGGGACTTTTTCTTTTTAAGGGGTACTCATGCAGCTTTTGTTCCAAGACCCGTGCGAGAAAATCACCCGGTTTGATATTCATATCATCGACATCTATTGTCACGGCGATACGTTCACAACTATCGAGTGCTCAGAGAACCTGTCACTGCAAGAAGTCTGGGAGTGGCTATGTCATGGCGGCGACTGGAAGTTCAAGGTCACCGCGCATGGGCAGCCTGACAAAGTGTTCATGGACGGGTACTTGTATCACGACAACAGCTTTCGAGCGGCTGTCGACGGGCACAACTTGGCTGTGCTCTGCGAGGCTACTGAAGACGAGGCGTATGACCTCAAAGAGAAAGTACACCAGCGCTATAAAAAGGAGTTTGGCCTATGACACCAGCAGTAGGCAAACGGGTGCGCTTGCTGGCGCCCATGGTTAACGAGAACTCTAACTGGATGCCTGTGGAAGCGGGCATGCCGGCCGGGTTAGAGGGAACGATTTATGCTGTTAACTTTGATGGCCCGCGCGAGTGGCATCAAATCAGCGTGAAGTGGGACAACGGGCGTGGGCTGGCGCTCATGCCTTACAAGGATGCGTTTGAAGTCTTCGACGCCAAAAAAGAGGTTACAGCATGAAAGTTTACATTGGGCCCTATAGCCACTGGTTCCGCCCGGGAACGTGGTACAAGGACCTGATCTTGTGGGCACGCGGCTTTGGCCGCGGTGTCGCCGCGGATACGTTTGACGTAGACGCTTACGACGCACTTGTCGAAAAGATCAAGGACAGCTGGATCTACGACAAACTCATGGATATCGAGAACTGGATAGATAACCGGGTCGAGCGCAAGATTCAGGTCAAGATCCATGACTACGACGTGTGGAGCATGGATGACACGCTTTCGCATATCATCCTGCCCATGCTCAAGCTCCTCAAAGAGAAGAAGCATGGGTATCCAATGGTGGATGACGAAGACGTGCCTGAGCATCTGCGCAGCACGTCAGCGCCGGCGTTGACCCAAGAGCAGATCAACACCGCCTGCCCCGACGACAACGGGGCGCCGCGGTGGGACTGGGTCATAAATGAGATGATCTGGGCGTTCGAGCAGATGGACCCAGACGCTGATGATGGATTCTTTGCCGGCGGGTATGACAAAGCTGGTCATGTCACGTGGCAGGAGCGTAAGACTCGTGGTTTTGTACTCTTTGGTAAGTATTTCCAAGCCCTTTGGGATTAATATCAAAATGGATAATCAGCTCAAACAGAAAGAGGAGCAAATGGATAGGGAAGAGTTCATGCAGGAGTATCTCAGCCGGCTTGCGTTCTCTATGGCGCAGTTCTGGCCCGAGAATGAGACGCTGCCGGACAAGGAAGCGGAAGAGGACGCTGTGTACTACACGGTCGCTATTCGGCGGCTGAGTGTGTTCAGGCGCGCGGAGCTGGCGAAGATGATGTGGGATCTGGTGGATGACAAGGTGCGTTTTTTCTCTTCGGAGACGGAGCGGCCCAATAGGATCAAGACGATTCGTGGGGTGATTGCGCGGTTTCCGCTGCTTGCGGCCGCCGATCACGAGCGGACGTTTAAGAATGACGCAATTTAATTGAAAGGACAAGTATGACCGCTGTTAAATTTGATCTGAATGCCTACCTGCTCGATTCCGCGAACCTGAAGGGCGAGTTTAATACTCCCTACATGCAGGCGCGGGGCTTCCGGCAGGTGGCGCCTATCACCTGCGCGGATGGCTTGTCGCTGTCTGTGCAGGCCAGCCAGACCCACTACTGCGCTCCTCGCGACAGTATTGGGCCGTGGACGGAGGTCGAGATCGGTTACCCGTCTCAGCGCGTGGAGGAGCTGCTGGCGTACGCTGAGAACTCCGACGACCCCACAGAGACGGTCTACGCCTACGTGCCCGTCGAAGTGGTCGAAGCCGTGATTGAGAAACATGGCGGGCTCAAAGCATGAGCAGGCCTAACACACCTAAATACCGGGCAAAAAGCCGGCATATTAGGTGTAGAACTATAGCTGTCAGCACAGCCAGCGCTTTTCCAAAAGTGTTGCCTGTGCTGACACACCGACCCGTACGGTTAACTACGGGGATAAGGTGCCCGACCACTGGAACAGTCGGACAAGCTCAGGCGGGTATAAAAAAAGCCTTGATGGAAACCCACCGATTAAATGGGGTCCAGTGAAACTCTTGGACGTGGTGCTGCCGTGCGTTAATCGGCAGCCTTTCGCCCAATCGGTAATGGCGTAAAACTTGTCCCGTAACCCCGGCTGTTGCGCGCACGCAGGCCGGTAAAATCAAACCGCTGCGCATTTGGGTAACCCACCGACACAAATGGGAGCCAGTGAAAGTCTGGCAGATGCGGCGTGGCGTCTCGAAAGCCCGCATCTAAAGGTGTCTGTCCGCCACCGTAGAACATGGGACACCAAAGCACATGCCCTCACGGGCCTCTGTGCTTTTTTTTAGCTATCAGCGGCCAATCGTCGTAAAGTGTTGTGAATAATGGACTTACGGCACGCAACTATTAGCCGTGTGACGTAAACCCAACAGCCACAACTAGTTACGGCAAACCGTTGTTGGTCTGGCAGCTCCGGCACCCTGTTCAAGTAAAATAGTCGTGGGCTTAGATATCAATATCCCGGGAGGTGCGTCATGGACATAGAGGATGTATTCATGCACATGTTCGGCGAGATTGAAGAAGACGACGCGACTGATGCGTGGGGGACTTGATATCTAAATAAAAGTCGAAATCCGGGCATATATAGTGAACCACCTATAGCTTTCAGTTGTTGCGTAACCGCTGAGCTAACCCACAGGTGCGGAGATCTATGCCATGCGTGATTTCGTAAAGATGTTCATTGTTGGTGTTGTTGTCGGCGCGGTCTTCTACGGCCTGACGGTGTGCCGAAGTCTGATTGCCGAGAATGCTGCGCAGGCTGCTGTTGAGCTTGTAGTGCCGCCAGACTACGAGAAGCTGGAGATCGAGACTCCTGCTCCTGCTGCGCCTGTGGAAGTGACTGTGCCGGCTGAAGCGCCCGTGATTGACTATACCAAGCAAGCACGGCAGCGGATGGTCTTGGCCTATAGCGCTGGGTTGCTTGCTGAAGCCCTTGCGAATGCGACGCCTGCGTACACACCGGGTTCGTCTTTCAGCAAAAGCTTCCTGAAGCAATTTGGGGTGCAGCTTCAGGTCGCTGTCTTAACAGACGCCGACCAGATCTCGCACGATCCTGCCATCTCGTTCGCGCAGGGCTTCTTGATCGGACTGTAAGTAATAAACAGCGCACGCCCACAAGGGCCTCTGCGCTTTTTTTTAGCTATCAGCGCTTTGCATTTCCCACCCCTTGTGCCAAAATACTTCTATCCAGCTTGGGAGCTAATATCAGAGCTATGCCATTTAAGTCCGAGAAGCAGCGGCGTTTCCTCTGGTCGCAGCATCCAGATATCGCGAAACGTTGGGCAAAAGAATACCCGGGGCAGAAAGACTTGCCCCTGTATGCGCATAAAAAGAAACCCGATGACAAGGAAAAGGCCGCAGCTATGGATAACATTAACAAGGCTTTTGCCGTAAACACTATTGGGCTAACGATTTACAACGAATGTGTTAAAAAAGCGAACTCTGGGCTGCTCAAGGTAGATATTCCGCACTCAGACAAGCCCGTAGCTGCCGGCGATGAACACGTTACGGCAGAGAACGCGGGGGAAGATAAGGCTTCGCCGATCCAGACGCGGAATGAGGACGAAGTCAACCAGAGTAGCGAGGAATTGGCGGGTGAAACTGTTAACAGTGATGTTAATTCACTTTTGAAGAAGCTTGCCGTCGTTCTTTCGCAGCCGATTATGCAGGCGATTGAGAACGAAAAAGCTGAGCAGCAGGCCCGAATGGCCGCAAAAATGCCGCAAAACGTCGGAATCAAGCGATACGCCATGCCCGTTAATACCACCCCTATGCCGATGGGTATGCAGCAGCCGGCCCAACCAGCGCAGCCGCAACAGCCCCAAGCTGCCCAGCCGGCACAAGCACAGGGCGCAGGCATGAACTCGCCTTCTGCCAACCCGATCAACTCGTTTGGTGCTTTGTCTGCGTCTGGCAACATCAACGGCAATGCGGCGTTTGGCACAAAGAACTCACCAGATAGTTCCAAAACGGCTGCCAGTTCTCCCGCATGGCAACGCAGTGCTGGTAAGAACGACGAAGGCGGCCTGAACGAGAAGGGCCGCAAGAGCTACGAGCGCGAACACGGCGGGAATCTCAAAGCGCCTGTCACTGAGTCTAATCCCAGCGGCGACCGGGCTAAGCGACAGAACTCTTTCTGCTCGCGTATGTGCGGCATGAAGAGCGTAAATACTGGCGCCGCGACAGCCAAAGACCCAGACTCGCGTATTAACAAGTCCCTGCGCAAGTGGAACTGCAAGTGCTCGGCGCTGATGCTGGCCAAAACAGCATTTGATCCAACGCTCGGCGCGGCAATTGCGGGTGGCGGTTTACTTACTGCTGGCGGGCTTGGCGCAGCTTATATGTTTGGCGGCGGACCAAATTCGCGTAAGGGCCGACAATATCCAAAAGATCGCATGCATTACGCCACGCTGCCTGACGGCACAAAAATTTATCGACAAAATGAACGAGAAGAAGAATTTGATGACGGTTTGCATGCGAGGCAAGTAGCTGATTTTGTAAACGAAAAAGGCGAAAAAGCCGACGCGTTTCAAATTGGCGCGCAACTAAGCCCAGCCGCGATTAAAGCGATGCAGCAAAAATACGGCGCCGCCAGCCAGCTATACAAAGCTGCCCGCCCCTTGGGTTTAGATAACTATTCCAGTTTTGCAGGCCCTGACCAGATTCAACACGCTGTGCAGCAATATGGCCAGCTCAAAGCCCTTGTCCGGCCCGATGACAACACATTGCGCGCTCGGGGCCTGAATCGCGATGGCTTTCAGTCATCCCTGCGCCACATCGTGAGAAATTCACAGGGCCAAGACAAATATAACCTCAGCGATATGGCGCCGGATCCCAAGATGTACGCTGCTGGTGCTGGTGCCCTTGGTTTACTGGGCACGGCCGGCTTGGGGTATCTGGGCGGCATGGACGGCGCTGGTGTGGGCCTAGCTGGGACGGGTGCTGGCGTAGCTGCCGCTTATATGCACGCAGCTAACAAGCGTAAAAATATCTTAAACACCGCCAAGCTCATGAAAGAGTATGGGTTACTTAAGCCCAAGACTCTGGCCCATGCTTATCCATTGCTTTCTGACGACCATAAGTTCGCTAGCGCAGAAGAATTTGTAAGTAAAGCGGCAGAGTTAGCTGTAGCCCGAAAGAATTAGTGTTATACTAGAGCCACAAACCACCTCGTATTTATTTCTGGAGAGTACACGCATGCGTTACGTAAATAACAACAATGGTTCTGGCGCCGGACAGCTGTATCAGGCGGCCATGTGTGCGTTTGAAAAGCAATCTAATAGCGCTCTCAACGCTATGCTCGCGCACGGTTTAGCGGGCGGTGGCATTGGCGCTGCGGCGGGTGGTCTGGGCGGCGCGATCATGGGCGGCAAAGGTAAGCGACTGAGTGGTGCCCTGCACGGCGCTGGAGTCGGCGGCCTGATTGGCGCTGGTGCGGGCGCTGGTTACGGGTTAATGGGCTCGCGCGATGCTGGTGAAGTAGGCGAAGCCGAACGGCGCCGCGAGTATTTCAGCGACAAGATTGATCAGCTGACGGGTGCAAACACGTTAACCGGCCCGTCGCCGGACGCGCGGTTTCTGCGCGACGACGTGAACAGAATGATTATGGATCGGCCAGAGGAGTTGGCGGCTGAGCGGGCGAACACTGGTTTACTGGGTGGCGGTATTGCTGGCGCTGCGCTGGCCAAGGGCTTGATGGGTAAGAAGAAAAAGCCCGCTGAAGACGATACCAAGGTAGCTGCGCGCCAACCGACCGATAGCCGGCTTTCTTTCCGCACTGGCACGCCCGGTAGCTTATCTTTCACTGGTAAGAAAACACCGCTTCCGCCCAAGAAGGAAGAAAAGAAAGAAGAAGCTAAGTCTGCCAGTCTGCGTAACTTTGGCGCCAAGGTTGCTGCGTTTAATATCGGCGATTTTGCCAAGAACATTCCGGCTGGATTGCAGAAAGTCATGCCGGCTGCTGGCGCTGGCGCTCTGGGTGGTGCTGCGCTGGGTGGCCTGCACGGGCTTATCGCGCCGGGCCATGAAGATATCTATGATGACGAGGGTAACGTGGTGGGTCGGCAGCGACGTGGGCGGTTTGGGGCCGCGCTGCGTGGCGCTTTGGGGGGTGGGGCCGCTGGTGGTCTGGCTGGTGGCGCGCTGGAGCACTTCCGGCCGGGCACGATGGGGCAGGCGCAGGACTGGCTGAAGAGCATGTACAAGGGCAAACAAAAACCAGAAACAAGTTACGCAAAAGAGCTTGAGCGCGCAAAAGCAGTTCCGGGCGCGCACTTAAAATTTTTGGGTGAAGACTACAGCGATCCCGATGCCAATATGGTAGATGCCGGGCTTGGCGGTCGCATTCATAGTGGCCACGCTGGTATTCAACGCGGCGCAACAAATTCTCCGGGTTATCGCGAGAATACACGGCTACGGGAAGCTTTTGCGCGTGGTGAAACACCCGGATCGTTAGAGGCCGCGCGAGTACAGGGTAATAGCCCGCAGGGTTTGGAGCCCAATACGCCAGCGCCAGCCCCAACTGCTGCTGAAGGTCGGCTGCAGCAACAGCTTGGACAAGAATCAGCTGTAATTAACGCGCAAAAGCAGTTGGGTATTCGCTAAGCGTTTTATGTAGCCAACTAAAACATTAACCACGGAGGCGAGCATGGACGCACGCCAATGGTTCATCTTCCTCCTGTGGTTTGTTTTAGTGCTGTCTGACGCAGCAACTCTTGCCGGCACACGGGATCCTGACACGCCCGACAGCAAGTACGTCGCGTTCGGCAAGAAGTTTCCGTTTGTGAAGCGAATTCGGGCGCAGGGCCTAGAGAAGCCCACGCCTGATTCTGTGGTGCACTGGTACGCGTCGGCTGTCTTGATCAGGCCGCACTGGGTTCTCACCGCAGCGCATGTGCTGGAGGGCGTCGAAAAGCCCACGATCTTGGGCGACGAAGAAAAGCCCGTCGAATACCCGCTTGTGCATACGATCTCGCACCCGCTGTTTGATCACGGCAAAAACGGCTATTACGACATCGCGCTGGGCTACTCCGAGAAAGACCTAGGGTTGGACTTTTACCCAGAGCTAAACACCGACACCGATGAGCTGGGCAAGCCTGTTACGCTGGCTGGGTTTGGCTTTTTCGGGACTTTTCATACAGGCATGACCGAGCAAGACGGCAAGCGCAGGGCTGGAAGTAACAAGATTTCAAGCCTAGAGCGCTCTGTGTTAGTGTGCGACCCGAGCAAAGATAACAAAACAGCGCTGGAGTTCTTAATTACCCCGGGGGATTCTGGCGGCGGCTTATTCATCGAGAACAAACTCGCAGGAATCCACTCGTTTCTTATGGCTGTCGACGGCAAGCCCAACGGGACGTACACAGACGAGTCGGCCCATACCCGTGTGAGTTTATACGCCGATTGGGTAGAATCACAGATCGAGCAGTACGAACGAGCCCAACGCGCACGGGCCACAGAGGGCCAGACGCCTATCCTCGATGCCGTGCAGTAAACTAGTTTTGCCCACTACACTGCGCCGGTGTAGGGTGCAACCTGCGTGTAGTGTGGAAAAGTAGCCATGCCCGACCTCGATACAGATATCATTGCGAGCGCCGCGGGCAAGGCGTGGGCAAAGCACGCTGTAGACTTTACCCCTGACTACACACCAGAGCAGCTTGAGAACTTGGGCGTGTACGACGCGCTATACCGTAATCAAGGCCCCAGACTCGCTAGCTTGGGCGCATGGAAGCCCGAATGGGTGTCAGAGCACGATCCCAAGGGCTGGGCGCAGTGGTACAAGCGCTACTCAGGCGGCCGGCGTATCCCAGACGAAGACGAACGCCAGATCAAGCGCTGGGCAAGCTTCAAAGCGCGGCACGGCGGCCCCTTTGTTAATAATCCCACGCCACGACGTGGCTGGGCGCTGCGCAACTGGGGAATCGACCCCAGCAAGCTCGTACCGGCAGAGCAATCGGGCGCCACGGCTGAGATGCTCGACGCGTATCAGCGCAAAGCCATGCAGAAATACGTGCAAGGCTTGGGTAAACAAGCTGACTTACTTCCCGGCATCCAGCTGCAAGACCACCAGCAGCGCATCTCAGACCGCGTGACTGGCGAGAACCCCCGTATGCTCGTCTATCACGGGCTGGGCTCTGGGAAGAGTCTCTCAGCCCTTGCAGCGGCTGAAGCGGCCCAGAGGCAGCACGGCGGGAGCTACGGCATTGTGGCCCCGGCTAGTCTTAGGGGGAACTTCCAGAAAGAAGTGAAGAAATTCACCGACAGCCAGCCCGAGATCATGAGCTACACGGGGCTGGGCATGGGCAAGCAGTTCAAAGACCAGCCCGAGACACTGGTCATGGACGAAGCAGCCAGATTGCGCAATCCAGACGCGGCCAGTACGCGCGCTGCTTTTCAGGCCGCCCAAAACGCGGACCGGTTAATGTTATTAACTGGCACGCCCATTACCAATGAGCCCAAAGATCTGGCCAGCATTGTCTCGATGCTCAACAAGCAGGAGATCACGCCTGACCAGTTTGAGAAAGAGTACGTGGGCTACAAGAAAGTCTGGCCGGGACTCTGGGGCTGGCTGCATGGCGCGACACCGGGCATGAAGCCCATTATTAGAAATGGCCCCAAGCTCAGGAGTTTGCTGGAGGGCAAAGTAGATTATCAGCCCAGCAAGACTCCCGAGGGCGTGAATATCAACGAGCAGACTATACGGGTACCACTTTCTGCAGAGCAGCAGCGCATCCAGAAAGCTGTGCGCACGAAAGTTCCGCCGGGGTTTTTGTGGAAGCTAGATAAAGAGTTCCCGCTATCTCGGCAGGAACTAGCTAAATTAAATAGCTTTATGACGGGCCTACGCCAAGTGGGTTTATCCACGCAGCCATTTCGGGCCGATAGAGATCCCCTCAAAGCGTTCCAGCAGTCAGCCAAGATGCAGGAGGCGTTCAAGAACCTCAAGAGCACGCTGGACTCAGATGAGCGCAAGAAAGCTATTATCTATTCCAACTTTGTGGATTCTGGCTTGGGCCCCTACGCTGCTGGCTTAACACAGGCTGGCGTGCCCCATGCGTTCTTCCACGGCGGTGTTTCTCCCAAGGTGCGCCAAGCAGCCGTCGATGCCTACAACGCCGGCAAGCTCAGGGCGTTACTCATTGGCCCTGCCGGCGCCGAGGGTATTTCCACCAAGGGCACGAGCTTAATTCAGCTCATGGACCCGCACTGGAACGAAGCCCGGACGCAGCAGGCGCGTGGTAGAGGCCTGCGCTTTGACTCCCACGCTGGCTTACCAGAGGAACTCAAAAACGTAGCGGTGCAGCGGTATATCTCTAGCTCTGAAGAACCCAGTCTGTTGGGCAAGCTCATGGGCTACAAGCGCGAGCGTACGGGCGACGAAGTCCTAGAAAGACTTACCGCCGAGAAAGAGAAACTCAACGAAGAGTTCAGGAACTTATTGCGTGAAATCGGCAGCCGGCATAAAGAAAATCCCGCCCAATTAGCCGAGAAAGTTAGCGCCAGTTTTACCTGCGGCGAATATTCTGCGCCTGCGTTATAATCAAGCCTGTTGTGGCATGGACGCCTACACAGGAGCTTGAGCATGGCGGCTAGATTCAAGATGTATCAGGCGCTTTTGCGGATGCTCAAAAAGGACTGCCCCGTGGCATTTCCTGTGAGCGTGCGGCGTATACAGCTCTCTAAGCTAGAGGGTCGGTGCTGGAAACAGGGCAAGAAGTTCCATATCCAGATCGACAGCGCCCTGTGTGAATCCCGCGCCATGGACGTGCTCATCCACGAGTGGGCGCACGCGCGGGCATGGAACCACATGCTCGACAGCGCCGCCGACGACGCGGCATTTAATAAGCTCGCCCATGACGCGGCGTGGGGCGTCGCCTATGCGGAGATCTATGCCGCGTATGAGCGCGCGTTTACCAACATGACCGTGCTGTGAGCCAGCCGAAGCCACAGCCCATGTCCCGGGATGTTCTTCTTCAATACGGCAGGTGTTGCGGAAACAAATGCAAAAACTGCCCGTATGTGCCCAAGCACAAAGCGGGCAGCAAGGAAATAGGCGCGCAGCATGGAACAAATCGCGACAGGGCTTGAGCACATTGGCTTGTCTCTCTACGGCGAGTTTATTACAGCGAGCGAAGAGCTGGCGCTCGTGCCCAAACTACTGGCGCCCGTCCAGTTTGGCTACAAAGACACAGCGGGGCGCAGCACGATTCAGCGCTACGGCGATCCGCGGGTGTACAGCAACCACCTTGTTTCCGCCACTATTCCTGAGCACTTTGTTGCGCTGGGCGCCCGGCTGTGCGCGCTGGAATTACTCTCTACGCCGCCGCTGAGCATCACAGTCAACGAATACAGGCCCGGGGATGTCATTCGGGCCCACATTGACGCGCCCAGCGCCGGCAAAGTCATCACCGTACTCAGTCTGGGCTCGCCCGCCACAATGGTATTTAAACGCAAAGATCCAGCTGAATCGCACGCTGTCGTGTTGCCGCCGCGCAGTGTCGTCCAAATACGCGACGACATTCGGTTCACATGGACGCACGAAATTTTGCCCGTACAAGCGCAGCGGTATTCCGTGGTGTTTCGTGGCTGGGACGATGATCACCATGCTTGAATTCTTACTCAACTTGCTGCCTGTCTCGTGGCGTCCCCGCAAGCTCTTAGCGATGCGCCAGCGCGCCAGCCAATGGCACGCAATCCGGGCCAAGCACCTAGAACTAGAGCCCCAGTGCATGGCCTGCGGCCGGCGCGAGAATTTAATCGTGCACCACATCATTCCAGTAAGTTTCGACGCGGATAAAGAACTCAGCGAAACGAATTTGATAACATTATGCGCCCAGCCGTGCCATATCGTGTTCGGGCACTTTATGAACTTCAAGTGCTACAATAAGGACGTCCGCAAAATGGTTGCGGACTATAGAAAAGCCTGCCAGAAACGAAAGTGCCTGAAATCATGACCATGACGCCATATGAATTTGGACAGCAGTTGGGCGGCCGTATGAAATCCGCAGGCGTGCTGGACAACGCATCAACGCTGGGCAGCCAGATGTGGAACAACGGCGCGCGGACGTTCAAGGGCATGACTGGTGCCGTAGGCGCAGGGCTGGGTGCTGCTGGCGCTGGTATTGGCGCGGGTGGCATGCTGATTGGCAACGCGGCCGGGTCACTCGTGGGGCAACAGCCTTTTTCGAACGAGGCTGTTAATACCGTGGCGGGCACCGCGGGGAATTACGCGAATGTTGCGCGTGGGTATGGCCAAGATCTTGCAAACTCGCTGGGGCTGGGCGCGCAGGGTTTAGCCGGCACGCATCAGGCTGGCAGTGCAGGCGATGCCGCGTGGAAAACCGTAGAGCAGCAGCCGGGCGTCTCTCAAGGGGCCCGGGACTTTTCTGACCGGGCATTCAACATTGTCGATACCGCGGCCACGATTGCCCCGGCGGCAGCGATTGGCGGCGTGGGTCAAGTACTGAAGCCGTTGCAGGCGACACAGGCGGCAGCCGGGGCTGCGGCCCGTGTGCCAACAACGCTCAAGCCCGTAATGAACGCGGCCAATACAGCGCAAAAAGCCTACGGCACGACCAACAATGCCGCGTCTGCCGCCAAGCTTATCGGCAGCGGCATGGCAACGCCGCAGTGATTGAAACTAGCCGCGTATGTGCCCGCTGTGTGCTGTAGCCGCGATTGAAATCCGCGGTAAACTTATCTGTCCCCGCTGCCACATGATCCTAGAGACATGTTGTGAAGGCGGGCGGTGTATATATCCCGACGAAGGAACAGATACCCATGGCTGAAGCGTCGCGCAAGTTTGTCTTGAATGCTGAGCAACGAGTGTACGTCGAAAAAGACTGGGGCAGCGAAGACTGGCTCTGGAACGGCAGATATTGCGGCAAAAAGCTTGTTATTAAGCGCGGCAAAACCAGTGAGTGGGTGCATCATCGCGTAAAAGACAAAGTGCTATACGTAGAGAGCGGCAAGGTTTTGCTAACATATGGGTGGGACGACGATGAGTCCCATGCGGCTACTTTGACCATGACAGCCGACATGGCGTTTCATATTCCTCCCGGTATGCAGCATAAGTTTCAGGGCCTCGAAGAGTCGCGCGTACTGGAGCTGAGCACGCACCACAACGAAAAAGACGTCGTAGGTGCCGGCCAGCCGGAGCCAGAGGATGTAGACGATGACGACACCGGCAGCCGTAAATAGCGCGTTGCAGCTGGCGTACATGAAGTACGCCGATATTAACCCGGCACAGCCCGGAACAGCGCCAGCGCCTGCTGCGGGCGCGACAGCTGCGCCACTCGCTGCCGATAAGCTCGCCATCAGGCCCGGCAACGCAGGTCAGCTCGGCGGCGCACAACCCGCTCCAAATGCTGGTGCGCCCGGCGGCCTAAAGCCAGCGCCGACGATTGGGCAGCCCGGTGGTTTACAAGTGCCGCCCAATAACAACGGCATTTACAGCCAAGCGCAAAACTTCGGCAAACAAGTGGGCGACGCATTTAGTGGTGTCGCGCAGAACTGGAACAACATGCCCAACGCCGCCAAATGGACCGTGGGTGGTGGTTTGGGCCTTGGCGCGCTCGGCATGATGCAGGGCGGCGGCTTGGGTACTGGCGTGGGCGCACTGGGCTTGGGCGCCGCTGGCTTGGCTGGCGCCGGTATGGGCTTATTTGGCGACGACGCGCGCCGTATGGTCGGCCAAGGCGCGATGAACGTGGCTGGTTTCTTTGGCCAAGACGTACCCACAGCGCAGAGCGTTACAGGCGCTTTAAATGGGGGCGGCGGCTCAGCAGTGCAGTCGCTCATGGACGCCAAGAACGAACAGGGCCAAGCAGGCGGCTGGGCGGCTGGTCAAGCGGAGATCGACAAATACAAAGGCCAGCTTGGCACGCTGACGGGCATGGGCCGCGATGTGGGCACGACGATGCTCATGGGCTTACCGGGCGAAGGCGCGCCACAGACAGCTGAAGCTGCTGGCCAGATGTACGACCAGCTGGCTGCAAAACACCAAGAGATCAGCGACCCGGCCTATCTGCGTAATCAGGCCCAACAAGCTGCTATCAAAACACTGCAGGAAAAAGACAAAGAACACAGCGGCGTTTTGAGCGCCATGTTCAAAGCCCGGCAGCAGGGCGGTACGTGGGCAAACAAATATCGCGAAAACCAGATTCTAGCCACGATGCAAAAAGATCCGGCGCTGCAGCAGTATCTCAAGAAAGGCCCGAACGGCGAACTAATGCTGCCGGGTGGAAACTCGTTCGAAGACTTATCCGCAAACATGTTACATAACGCTTACGGAGAATTCCCCATGCAAAATAAAGCCGGTTCTGTGATTCAGAATTTACTTCACAAGTTCGCTATGCAGCAGCTGATCACAAAGTCCGCGCGCTGCTGGGCTGGCTATGAGCCGGTGCCGGGCAAGAAGCCGTACAGCAACGACTCGTGCCGGCCGGCTGGAGGCGATAAGAAAAAAAAGAAAGAGGCGGAGAAGGCCGCCAAGGCCAGCTGTGGCCAGACCACGATGACCGAGACAGCGTCGAGCCGCGGCGAGACGAAGGTGGTGGACGACAAGCAGAAGAGCACAAACAGCCCGAAGCCCGAGGACGCAGGAGCGACGCAGACGAATACAAATAACTAAATCTCTGCTCACGCCACGCGACTTACATCAAGCCAAGGAAGGCGGTTACGTCTATGCGCAAAAAGCCCGTGAGAGTGTCCCGAAGTGCCGAAAAGAAAGCCAAGCGAAAACAAGACCAACTAGAGAAAGAGAAAGCAGCCCTGCAGCCCTGTGACATCGAGTGGCGCACGGAAAGTCAGAAACACGCGTGGAATACGCTGCAAAAGAACGACATTAGTTTTCTCTTGGGCTCGGCCGGTTCTGGCAAGACGTTCTTGGCGATGGCCTATGCTATCAATGAGATCTTGTCGAAGCGTAGAAGCCAGATCATTCTTACCCGGCCCATCGTAGACGCCGGTGAAAAGCTTGGGTTTCTCCCGGGCTCATTCGGCGAGAAAGTCAACCCGTACATGCAGCCGCTGTACGACACGATGGACACGCTGCTGGGCAAATACAATGCCAAACGCGAGTTCGTCAACAAAGCTATCGTGCTAGCACCCCTATGCTACATGCGCGGCAGAACATTCAACGACGCCGTGTGTATCTTCGACGAAGCCCAGAACGCCACGTACATGCAGTTGAAGCTGCTGTTGAGCCGGTTTGGGCAAAATACGAAGATGGTAATTACAGGCGACTTACACCAGAGTGATTTGCCGTTTTCGCCGCCGCCGCTGAAAGAAGTCGTAGAGAAGCTCAAGGGCACCCAGAACATTGATGTCATACAGTTTTCGCACAATGACGTTGTACGGCATCCCATCGTAGCGGCTGTGCTGAAAAAGCTCTGATAGCGCCCGCGCTCCTCTTGCGTGGGGTGTCGCCAGTTTGTAGACTGCGCCACACCTCACGCGAAAGGATTCCACGCGCTATGAAAGCTGACGCACCCTTTTTCGCCGACCTCAACGCAAGCCGGACAATTGTAGCTCAGCGCGTGCAAGAGCTTTGTGATATGGGCTTCTACGCGGAAACAACACCGCACGTCGACAGGCCCGATAGTTCTGTGCGCATGCAGTACGGCGACTCCGGCGATTTTATGTTGTGTGCTCGCGTAGAGCACAAAAAAAGAAAACTCCGCTTCACGGGTAAAGACGATTATCCGTTTAACACTGTAATCATTGACGAGAAATATAAAATCGACAACAAAGAAGATGCACCGCTGGCGTACATCATTGAAAACACGGCCGGGACATGCGCGGCTGTTGTGTATGGCTGGACACGACCGCACTGGAAGATTGAGCGCCTGTGGGATTCAAAAGCCGGCCGTTACGGCGATTTTTATGTCATTGACAAAAAGTATGTGCGATTCTGTAAACCGCAACACGCTTTTTATGTGCCCCCAAACGATCCGACGGCGGCACAGGAATAGGCAAATTTTTTAGTTGGCGTACAGTTATTTCACAAAAGGGGTTTATGGTGGCTAACTCGCTACGTATTCTCGACGTCGGTTGCGGCCCGGGGATCTATGTCAAAGCGCTGCACGAGGCCGGCGCACAAGCATCGGGCGTGGATTTAGATAACAATTGCCCGTACGACAAATGCGATGTCTTTTCGCCAGAGTTTGAGACGTACTTTAACCAGTACGACGTGTGCTTGTGCCTAGAAGTGGCCGAGCACTTGGCTGAGGGCAAAGCTGACTACTTTGTTGACCGGCTCACTAAAGTGGCGCCCACGGTGATCTTTAGCGCTGCGCAGCCGGGCCAAGGCGGGTTTGGGCACATTAACTGCCAGCCGCGGGAATACTGGGCACAAAAGTTTGCAGAATGCAACTATATCTTGGACACAGCCGCCACAGACCAGCTTGTTGCTTTTATGAAACAGGGGTACCATATGGGCTGGCTTGTGAATAACGTCATGGTGTTCCGCACCTACGGCGCCATGTACTACGCCCAGATCGTGGCGGAAGAGACACCACAGGCTGTTCGTTTAGCCGAGTATCTCACGCACACATTCCAGAAATAGTTTTCTTCTTTTTGAGAGGTGCACGGATGGCACGCCACGAGATCCTGAAACTGCTGAACGAAGACCTGAAGAACGAACGGATGCATCTGCAGTTCTACCTGTATCACGCCAGTGCTGTAACCGGACTACACGCGGCTGAATATCGGGAGTTCCTCACGGATGCCGCCAAAGGCGAGCTGGAGCACGTGCAGCAGTTTCAGGATCGTATTTGGGGACTGGGCGGCGAGCCGACGCTAGATAGCAACGCCTTTCCGACGTTTACGTTTGTCGAGCACATTCTGGCGCACGCCCACAAGATTGAGCAGCAGGTCGTGGCGAACTACGCTACCCGCATTGCCCAAGTGCAGGCGTGGGGTGAGCCGGAGTCGAACTATCTGTCAATCTTTTATGAAGACCAGCTGCAAGACAGCTATGAAGACGCGGAACGCATGCGGCGTATTCTCGCCGGCTTGGGTTAAAGCGCTTGCGCTACGGATAGCGCAGGGTCCTTTTCTCCACGGAGCTTGCAGCGCATGGAAGCGCGACGGGCGATGCCTGTTAAAAAAAGTGCCGGCAGCCCGATTATTACAAACGCCACGGCGCGGCACCCGGACTGTGTGCTGTGTAAAAGCTGGCCGCGGGCTGTGGCTATCGGGGCGCGCGGGGTCGCGCTCACGTGCGCGGAATTACTCGGGCAGGAAATCGTGCCGTGTTTTCCCAACATCGACATCGGCTTTGATCTGGTGTCGGTGTACGGCAACACGCTCAAGCGCATTCAGGTCAAAGCCACTGAATCGACGCGCCAGACGCGCAGCGCCGCCTCGTTTTGTCTGGCGCGCCATAAAACCGGCCATCAGCGTAACGGCGTGTACACGAAAACCCCGCACCGCGCGTACACGCATGACGACGTCGATGTCTTTGTGTTTGTGCACAACATTCTGCAGTTGTTTTACGTGGTGCCGGCGCGGGAGATTAACTTGGCCCGCCACAAGATCACCTTTCGGCCCGACAGCCGGTGGGCGTCCGCGTGGGATGTGTTAAAGCAACCGTAAGAAAGAGGCCGCACGGGTGTATGGAAGACTTCAGCTGGTTCACGGCGGCGCTGGTATTCTGTGTCTACGTTGTTTTTGATATTTTGTACACGCTCTACGTGCTGTGCGTGAGCCGTAAGCAAGCGTTGGCCGCGGCGGGAGTGAGCGCAGTGCTTTACAGTCTTGGCGCGTACGGTGTCATGAGCTACACGCACAACATGTGGTATCTGCTGCCGTTGGCCTGCGGCGCGTTCGTTGGCACCTATGTAGCCGTGAAATACATGGGGGGCGGGCACGGATGACGCCGTATCGGCCGACGGTCATCGCCATTGATTTCGACCGGACGTTCACGAGCGACGTGGAATTTTGGCGCCTGTTTATTCGGCAGGCTGTGCAGCGTGGGCACCGAGTGCTGTGCGTCACGGGCCGGTACGACACGCCCCAGAACAGGCTGCAGCTGGCGCAGGTGTTTGGCGAAGAGATATTTAAACGCCTCACGCGCTGCATATTCTGCAACCATTCGCCCAAGCGCGCGATGACGCAGCAGCTGGGCTATAAAATCGATATCTGGATCGACGACATGCCCGAGGGAATTGGCGCCACGGACCCGAAAGAGTTTAAAAAGCTAGAAGACCAGTTCGACGTGTGTGAAAGCCTGCCCATATTTGTAAACAGGGGCGTCAACCCCGATACTATATGGTTTCCGCCCGCTTTCCCGCCCGCCGAGTTGTAACATGCTAGACCAGATCACGACGGCGTATATTACAGCCCTGTTCCTCATATTTGCCGGCTATGTCGCTGGGTACGTCGTGGGGCGGCTGGACATTATTTACAACACGCTGCGCGCCCTGAAACGGGTGGCGTTTGGCGCCGAACCAGCAGGCGCTCCGAGCCCGGTCGAGCGCACCACGCAGAAATCCCGTACGTTCAGCGCCACCGAGCCTGCGCCAAAGTCCACGCTGGCGCCCATAGATATCAATACCAGCACGTTTGTGACCGCTGTGAACACTGCCGGCATGGAACGCGCCGGGTCAGGCGAGCTTGGCAAAACCACGGCGGTACAGGATGATATTGGCTCGTCTGTGTCCAAGTTAGCGCAGCTTAAAGGGAAATAATCATGGCCAAGGGTTTAGACGTCGGAACTTCTTTTATCGTCCTCGCCTCTGACAGCTTGGAGCCGATCAGCTACACCAGCGACGATAAGGCTGAATTTATCAGCTACAAAGATTTCCGGGACGCGTTCTACGTCATCAAGCCCACGACGCCTGTGGCCACGAAGATGATTGAGAAGGGCCTGCAGGGCAAGGTGTTTGTCAAAGACACTGACGGGAGTTTCATTCTCATCGGCCAAGACGCCATTGATAAAGCCATCGAGCGCAACGAATCTGCCAAGCGCCCCATGTACCGCGGCGTTGTCTCCCCGAAAGAGAAAGAAGCCAAGCGCGTACTGGCGTTCATTCTCAAGGAAGTGGCTGGCAAAGCCACCGAAGAGGGCGAAAAGCTGGTGTTCTGCGTCCCAGCGCAGCCCGTGGACCAAGACGACGAAGACTTTGACGTCGGCTATCACGAAGACGTCGTCAAAGCTGTACTCGCCGAGCAGGGCTACGCTGCGCGGGCCATCAACGAAGCCGAGGCGCTGTGCTACTCTGAGCTGGCCAACGACGACTATACGGGGATTGGGCTTTCGTGGGGCGCTGGCATGGTGAACGTCTGTGTCATGCTCAACGGCGAGCCCACGGTGCTGTTCTCGACCACCAAGTCTGGCGACTGGATCGACAGAATGGCCGCTGTGGCAACTGGCGAAGAAGACTCTGTCGTGCAGGCTGAGAAAGAGCAGGGGGACTTCACTATTGGCGAGGCGAACGAGAACCCCGTATTAGCCGCGGTGGGCGCCTACTACGAGCGCCTGATCGACTACACCACGAAGCAGCTGGCGGCGGCATTACTGGGCCACAAAGCGCTGCCCAAGTTCAAAGAGCCGTTATTGATAGCATTTGCAGGCGGGACAACGCGGGCCAAGGGCTTTCTGGAGACGTTTGAAAAGAAACTCGCCGAGAATAATTTTCCGCTGCCTATCAAAGAAGTGCGCCACGCCAATGATCCGTTGCATGCTGTGGCGCGTGGCTGCTTGATCGCCGCCAAGATTCTTTGAGTCTTTCTGGACAGCTTTCCGGTCGCCCAGTACGATAGGCAGCTCGCCCGAGCGTGGCGGATGTAGAGTCGTTAACAAGGATGTTAATATGGGCGGCCGGCGAGGATTTGACGGAATTATTATTGCGCATCTTGGCAACATCTCCGGCCGGCAACCAGACAAAGAAAATCAGCTGAAATACTTACAGGCGGCTCTGGATGCTGGGTATCACATCTGCGCCGAGGTTGTTTTCAGCAACGGGGCGTTTCTGTTGCCGACGGCCAAGGGCATGCAGTACGCGCCGCCGGCATTTTTCTCAAAACAGCGCGTGTGGGCCCGCTGCCACGACGCCGACACGCTCGACGCGCTGTGCAACATCGGCGCCCACGCGTTTATTGCCACGGCGGCGGATTTAACGATGACCAGCCACCAATTCATCTGGACATTACCGCCGCGAGAGCTGGCGCCGCGTTCGATTGCCGTGTACCCCGAACTGGCCGCCGCAGACTGGCTGGACAACTATGAGCCGGCCGGGATCTGCAGCAACGAACCGTCAAGCTACATTTGACCGTTTGTTTCTCTCTGTTCTTTGACAACTCAGGGTTGAGCTGCGTATCCCTTATGCTGAGGGTAATACGAGCTGTTAAACTGAAGGTGTGTCAAAAGTTAGTCGTGGTGGCCGGCTGGTTAGGCGTTTCTTCTGGAGCAGGGATGCGAAGGGGGTTACAGGTTCCGTGGTCAGATTTTGTCGGGCTCACGGGTGGAGGAGTAGCGAATGCCACACTGGTTAATTTATTAACCTTGTAAGTCGCTACAGAATTCCGGCTTCGGCTGGAACCGGACTCGCGGAAGGGGATCGCGAGGGCTTTTGACACATTAGTTATTCCGGGATTCGCGAAACGCGAAAGTCGTTGGCAACAAAGCAGTTACGCGCTATGGACCATGATTACTTACACGCGTTATCAGTGTTTAGCAGCGCCTTTGGGGCGGCGGCTTTTGCTGGGCTGGCAACCCTTTTGCGGTTTGCGCGGAAACTGTCTAAACTAGCAGTGGTCAGCGCGATGCTTAACGCCGGGTTTCTGGGGTTAGCGATTGCGCTGATCTGGTATCAAAACTACCGCAAAGCTGAGAATGTATACGGCTTGATCGGAATTTGCGTGCTGGCCGGCATGGGCGGCTCCACGTTGACCGATTTGGCTATTTCGCTGTTGTCCGGGGCTGGTATTAAAGTCACCATCGTCCATGAACGCGATCACGCAGGAGATCCCGCCGATGAGCATGACCACCCGTAAATGTCTGAGCGTTGTGTCGTGGGGCGCGTCGCTCTTGTTCTGCGGCCTGTTGCTCTTTTCAGCCTACGCTGCCGCGGCGCATAAAACCGCTGACGCCAGCCCACCGATCGAGGCGACGACGACGATTCAAGCTCAACCCTGACACTAGTGCCTGATAGCTCAACGGTAGAGCGCGCGGCTGTTAACCGCTAGGTTCTAGGTTCAAATCCTAGTCAGGCAGCACACACGGAGAAAACCATGGACCGGTTCGAGTTGGAAGAAGCGATCACGGCTTGTTTTAATACAACAGAAGACCTGAAGTTAATCACGGGCCGTGTGTTAGACGGCGAGACCACACCGGACATGCTGGCCAACACGCTGATTGGAATCCAAGAGCTTCACGAACTGCGCTGCCAGAAGGTGTGGGATATTTTCTCGACATTAATCGAACGCGGCATTATTTCGTAAGACATCCTGAAGGCCAGCTATGGACAGCTTATCAGCGCTTGATCCGCTGGCATGGGATCCTGAGTTTCTGCAAGAACATCCGGCGTATGCTGCCGGCAATGCGCTGGGCTGGCTCTATCGGGGCGACAAGCAGGCCAGCACCAATCAGCCGCTTTCGGGCCGGCTGTATGTCTCTAAGTCCGGCTGGCTTTTACTCTCGGTGCCCAACGCCCTTGTACGGGGTGTCTTCGACGCCTTGACCGCCCCGGGCGCTGAACTTCCCACCGCGGGCGTTATGAACGTGCCCAACGTGGCGAACGAGCTGTTAAACGCGCATATATCGGTCATGACAGGCGATGAGGTCGCATCCATCGGCGCGAACAAAATCAATGAGCGCGGCCACATGTTCGGCTACGCGCTGGGCGCCCTGAAAGAAATCGACGTGCGCAACGTCGACGGCGTGAGCAAAGTCTGGGCGCTGCAAGTCACAAGCCCCGCGCTGTCTGCGCTGCGCAAGAGCTACGGCTTATCTCCGATGCCCAAGGACGACGAGCCGTTTCACATTACCGTGGCTGTGCGCCGCAAGAACGTGCTGCGCCACAACAGCGTGAGCAAGGGCAACGCGGACGAGAACACCATGCCTGTTCAAGCATCGAGCCGCGGCGAGTTGAAGGCGGCTAGCCAACTTTCCCGCTCGGGACAAAAAGACCTGTTACATGGCGGAAAAGCCGATAATATGCCCGACCGGGAATTTGCCACCAAAGCCCTTCAAGAAGGACAAGCAGATGAGCGCGAACACACAGACAATGATCAAGTCGCCAAAGAAATTGCCAAGGATCACCTGTCCCAAGACCCGCGCTACTACGAAAAAGAAACGCTCGTAGAGAAGATGAGCGAAAGCGTGTACGCCCAGCAGCTCGCGCAGTCGTTGCTGCAGCGGCCGCTGAAGTACGACTACAACAAGCCTGTGTTTGAGAACGTCCAGAATCACTTGCAGACAGTCAAGCAGCGCGGGGACTTCATCCTGCAGGCCCAGCAAAATCAGCAGCGCTACCGGGCGGCGCTGGACCCCAAATATAGATATCAATTGGCCCTGCAGGCGTTTCGCGGCAACATGCCCGGACCATCGTGGCAGGACCAGTTGATCTCGCAGTATGGTTCTGGCGCGCTGAACCAGATTTCCAGCTGGGCCGGAGGGCCGAAATAACATGCCGAATGTGTTCGACACGTTGCGCAACAAGATTTGGCCGAAGCCGAAGCCGACACCAACCCCGGTGCCGCAGCCTGAGCCGCTCTCCGCGCTGGACTACGTCAAGGCGTGGCGGGTGCTCAAAAATATTCCGGTGCATAAATTAGCCCCCGTTGTGCTGTCGAGCGGGTTTGTGCTTTTTTTAGCTATCAGCGGCGTACTCGCGTGGGCGGCGGTGCTCCTGCGCTTTATGCTCGACATCATATTCATGTTTAATCGGTAATATCATGTTTGAAAAGCTTACAGCAACTGAGTGGCAGCGCGTCCCGGCCCGAATCGCCGAGCTGATGCCCTGCGCTATCGCCGTCAAAGTCGCGCACGAAATCGCCGCGGACAAGGCTGGTTTGTTAAGTGTTGGCGTGGCGACATGGGCACCTGATACCAATGCCGTGACGCTGTATTTGCCAGAACGGGCTACCAAGCAGGCTGTCGATATCTACGAACGCGAAATGGTTGATAGTGCCCGCCCGTTGGCTATCGTCAGTGGCCCGCAGCCGGACTGGGACTACGAGCTGATTGTGAAGCGCGGCGCCCTCTCGAACTGGACGGCCGGTGCATGGGACACGGCCAATAAATTACTGGGTGGACCGACGCCGCTGTCCAACGGTATTGTCAGCGGGTTGGTCGCCGGCGGACTGGGGTACGGCGCTGGCGCACTTGCCGAGCACTTGTTCCCCGAGCGGTATATCCAGCGGGGCAAATTACGGCGCACACTGGGTAATGCGGGGCTACTGTTTGGCGCCGGCATTGGGCTCAATAACGCCTATGCCAACTCGCGGGCGATGAAAACAAATCTGTTTCAGGGCTTGCTCACGCGTAATGACACACCAGTGAAATACAGCGCCGCCGAAAAGCTCGCGTTTGATTTCCATCCGGGGCCGAATCCGATGGTGCCCGGCGACTCTGGGCTGTATTCGCCCACGGTGTCGGTGCCGCAGTTTAATAGCGCCGCGTGGAATGACGTGCAGCGCGGCATGGCCTACGGATATCAAAATCACACGCCGCCCCAGTATGCCGCGGCGACGACAGGACTTATGGCCGGGCTCAGCACGCAAAACCGATCGCCGATTATCCGGCCGATTGACGTCATTCACGGGATTGCGTCCGCGGGCGTTGGGCTGGCGACGGCAAATCTCGCGGGCCGTACCTTGTCTGCGTTGGCCGGGTTAACGCCCGAAGGGCAGAATAAGTTACAGGACATGGGTTTGTGGGGCGGCATGATGCACGCCATTGTGCCGCAACTCTTTGGGTCACGTTAATTACAGTAACGGCTGTTGCTGTCTCCGGGGTTCTCTGGCACAATAGAGAAACCTACTCACAGGAGATATACACATGGCCACAAAGAAAAGTGTTACAACGGTACGCGAAGAGCTGCGTGTGCTGAATGATTCCGTCAATGATGTCACGCCGGCCGCAGACGACACAAACAGCTGGCTGACCCCCGAATTCTGGACGATGGCCGCGGGCGCCGTGTCGAATTTGGTAATGGTTGCGGTGATGATCGGCTGGATCAACACGTCTGACGCTGAAACAATCACTAAGGCCCTGACGGCGCTCCTTGGCGCAACACAGGTCGTGGTACTCAACAGCGCGCTGATTTGGAAGTACATCTCCGGCCGCACGCAGATCCGGGCCAAGATGATCGACGCCCGATTCCGATACATGGAAGCGATTGCAGTTGAAAAACTGCGGTCAGACGGGAGTTTCTAAGCATGCAACTGGAAGAGCTGGAAGCCAAAGTGAACGCGTCGCCCGCCCTGCGCGAGCTGCGCGATAAGTGCATGACAGAGATGTCTTTTCGCGTGGACAACTCTGCGCAGTTTGGCATTATTTTGATTCTCAGCATGATCTCTTTGGCCATTCAAATCGCCACGTACTGCAAGAACAAAAATAAAGCTGAACTGCTGCAGGACATGCGGAACATTCGGACCTTGCCGCCGCGGAAGCTGATGCGCTTGCGGCGCCGGGTGAACAAGCTGTGGCGCGAAGAATTTCCTGATTACCCGGTGAATCCAAGGGATCCGAATCCCATGCTGACGGTTATGTATGAATTGGGAGAAACTGCCGAGGACGCGGCGCTCAATGAGCTGCTGGCCCTCGCGAACGTACCGGACTAATCTTTTCTTTTCGCTTGCAAGGACGCAACGCATGGCCAAGAAAGCAAAAAAGCGCGCAATTCCGGCGGCGAATGTGCTGCCCACGCAAGAGATCCTGAAGAAACTCTACGATCTGGGCTATTTCGGCTCGAAGTCGTGGGCTGACGTGCAGAAGCTCAAGGGCACGCAGCTGACCAAGGCCATCAAGGCTTTTCAGTCGTTTCACGGGCTGAATCCCACGGGCGTGGTGGGGCCGAAGACCGCCAATAATATCAATAAGCGTCGGTGCGGCCTGCCGGACTTCAACATCACGGCGGCGAACAGTGCGCCGTGCAAGTGGCCGATGGCGAAGATCACGTACCACCACGAGATTACCCTGCCGGGCATGACAGACGAGCAGGTGAAAGAGGCCTATGACATTGCGTTCTCGCAGTGGGCCAAGGTGTGCGACATCGACCCCACTCGCGTGGACACGCCGAATAAAGCAAACATTTACGCCAAGTCGGGTGTGGGTCGAGCAAACGGGTTAGATGACCGCGGCGGCACACTGGCGTGGAGCGAGCTGCCGTGCGGCGTGGCGGAGAACGTGCAGCTGGATCAGATGTTTGACGAGGCCGAGGCATGGAGCTTCAACATGGCCGTGGCGGTGATCTGCCACGAATTGGGCCACGCGCTGGGTTTGCCGCATTTGAGCAACGGCAACCTGATGGCGCCGTACTACGATCCGAACGTTACTGCGCCGCAGAAGGGCGACGTTGAGGAGATCGTAAAACTGTACGGCAAGCGGACCAAGCCGTACGCGATTACCCAAGACGCCTCATTGCGCGTCGGCGGCACTATTGTTATCAATGGCCGACCGTACGTGTTAGTTCCCAAGACGTGATACACTCAAGTAACCACTGTTTACGACTGGAGTTTTTATGACATCTTTTCAATTGCTCTGCGCTGCGTTGTTTGTACTGGCGGTGTTGGTTGTGTATCGGGCACAGCTTGCGGCGGTTGTCCGTGGCTTGTTTCGCAAGAAGTCCGACGTGCCCGCAGTGCAGCCGTCGATCGCCGTGAATCTGGTGAACGATATTGTGTCGGTGACTAACTTGCGCGACCGCTTGGCCGCCGAGGGCTGCACTGAAGGTGTTGACGCGTGCACTGTGTTGCTGCGCGTGATTGTCGAGTACCAGCAACCGTCAAAGGGTGTTGTATGACCACAAAAAATTCTGGCGGTGTGTTAGTTGTTCTGGCCGGTATTTTACTGGCGGTGTCGCTGCTGTTCCCCAACGGACCGACCGTTGTGCGGCCAACTGTGTCGCCGTCTGCGCCGGTAACTCCGCAGGCTACTGATTCGGAGATTGTAAAGCTTCTCGCCGAAGCCGACGCGGCCGACAAGCTGCGTATTCGCGACGTGTACTCGGCGCTGAGCGTGATTTTGAAGCGCGACGCTGGTACGCGGGTCACAACTACGGAGCAGTGGGCTGATCTACAAGCTAATACGTTGCGGCTTGCGATTGACCAGCCCGGCAAGTATCCGGGACTGGATCGGGCGATTGAGGCTGTGTTTCTGGCCAAGGTAGGCACGGATGACGTGGTGCCCGGTACGCCGGAAACACAGGCCAAGTTAATCGACGCGTGCGACACCATTGCGGCGTCCGCGCGATAGGAATTTTGAGATGGCTGATACAGTGATTCTTCTTGCAGCAAAAGTAGGTTATACGCTGGTTTTGTTGTGGTATTTGGTGTACATCGCGCTTGCCGTGTACGCCGCGCTCTATCGCGGCTTAAACATATTTGTAAGTGTGCCGGTAGGTTTGAGAGTCGTTTTACAAAGAGGTGAGACTATGGCGAATGTTCTGACATATCGTGTTTCTGTGAATGCCCCGGTTGACGGCGACGTCGTGTCGCGTGAGTTGACCGTGACGGTGAACGGCGTTGAGTCATCGGTGGTGACGGCTGCCGGGAATGCAACTGACCTTGGTTCTGTGGACGTGCCGCAAGATTCGCTCGTTGTGCTTTCTTTGGTCGACGTTGATGATTCCGGTAACAAGTCGGCGCCGGCGACGGTTGAGTTCGTTGCGCTCGACACGCTTGCCCCTGCGCAGCCCGGTGGTTTCAACGTGACACTGGTTAGCGAGAAGGTGGTGGATGACGCGCCGGTTGTTGAGGACGTCACACCTGAGACTGATACCACGAACGGTTGATCTACATGCCGGAGACATGCCATGGCCGCCAACGAGCATTTTTTTGAGAACGTCTATGACGTTGTGGCAGCGTATCAAACGGGCTTCGTGGGCGCATATAGCAGCCCCGAAGCTGCAGAAGCGTTGCGCGATCAGATCCAAGCCGCTGGTGGTATCCCCGACGGCGCCATGGCATGCTCGGCATATAAACTTGAGGAAACCGGCAAAGGCAAATTAAGCCTTCCGTTTCTTGAGATCCTGAAGCTCTATCCAGAGTCGTTGCCGGGTGGCGCGCAGGGCCGTGGCGATTGTGTTTCATGGTCGACGCGGAACGCCTGCTTGGGCACCATGTGCTGCGAAATTACCAGCGGCGTGCCCGATCCGAACAGCAATAAGTTAGAAGGCGCCCCGGAAGTTTCTGATACTGCGCGACTCAACGGCGTCCTCAGCACGGAAGCGATTTACAATTGGCGCCGGCACGGCGGGGACGGCTGGAGCTGCGCTGAAGCCGCCCAAGTAGTGCTGAATGATTCCGGCCTGTGGTTGCGCAAAAAGTACGATGAAATCGACGTCGACTTCACGCAGTACAGCTCGCGCAATGCCGGGATTTATGGCGGTAAAACGCCCCCGGAGTCGTGGCGCGAGATTGGTAAGAACCATCTTGTGCAAACTGTTACAGAAGTCGAAGAATACGAAGCGCTGCGTGATCTGTTAGCTAACGGGTACTGCGTGAGCAGCTGCGGCGGAGAAGGCTTCTCGTCGACACGTGACTTAAACGGCGTGAGTAATAGGCAGGGCGGGTGGGCCCACGCCCTCGCTTATCTGGCCGTGGACGACCGCGACGAAATTAAAAAGCTGTATAACGGCCCGCTCGTGATGGTCCAAAACAGCTGGGGTTCGTGGAATGACGGAAGTCGGCGCATCTTTGGCACGACAGTAGATATTCCGGTGGGTTCGTTCTGGGCTCGCTGGGCAGATATCAAAAACCGTTATATGATTGCCATCTCTGGCGTGAACGGCTGGCCGCCGAAGAAGCTTAAGAATTATGGCGCGCAGGGTAACATCTGAGCGCAACGTGGTGCAAAAAGCGTAAAAGGACAACACATGTTTGAATGGCTTATGCTTCTTTTGACTCCGTGGGTGCCCAATGCCACACCGCCCCAAAAAGACTATATCGGTGTGGTCGCTGCAGAGGCTGCTTACTCTGCTTTACTTTCTGGCACGACGCCGGTAAAGCCTGCGCCGGCAAAGCCGATTGACCCAAACTGCCCGACATGCCACGGCACGGGCAAGGTCAAGACGGGCGACGGAATTAGCTGGACCAAGTGCCCGAAGTGCCAAGCGGAAACGCAGCAAATGCAATCGCTGCCGCCCGGGACATCGCCCAAAATGAAGTTACAGGTGCAGCCGCTGCCGGCGGTAAAAAGCAGCAGCAATTGTCCGACAGGCCAGTGTCCGCTTTCCCGTACATAAGGGTGTTTTGTGTCTGATATTCAAGACAATTCCGGCAAGTGCTACAGTTATCGGGGTCTGAAGTTTTATGCCAAAAACGGGTTTATTTGCCTGCACGACGAAGAGACTGGTGAATTTTTCGTCCTGACCCGGAAAGAGTTTCTGCAGCGCGCGCAGGCTATTGGCGAAGAAGCCAAGCGGATGCGGTATATTGCCGCGGAAAACCCGAGTAAAGCCGCATGGCTTGCGGCGGATCGCGCTGATTTACAAAACGCGATTGATAACATGATCGCCTGCACCAAGGAAGCCAAAGAGCAGGGCGACCGGGATGACCCCGCTGTAGACGCGTGGTTTATGAGACATCGCCCGGGTCGAAAGAGTAAGATATCTTTGGCCAGCGCTGCTAACTTTAAGTCGGCAATGCCGGGCGCTTTACCACTTGGTAAGGACACCGGCAGGTACGCCACGCCTGACTTTACCGTTGGCGCGCCACCCAAGAAACTTATTCTGCCCGGAGATTATTGAAATGGATTTCAACAACGTTGACGAAAAAACAGCGTTCAAGATGGGCTTTTTGGCGCGTTGCTCTGAAGAGGGGCTGACCGGCGATGACCTCGACAGCCGTATTGAGTCAATTAAGCAGGCTGATCTTGCCAGTCTCTGGAACGGCGCCACGAATTTAGCTGGTGGAAGTGCCGGCTTCGCGCTCGGTTTGCCGGTGGCAGCCGGGCTGATTGGTGGCGGGTTGATCGGCACGGGCGCCGCGCACCTTACAGACCCAAAAATCGACGACGAGACGATCAAAGCGCAAGAATTGGCTAATACATATCGCGCTTATGCGAATCGGTTGCGTTCACGGAAGAAAGCACTGCAGTATCGTCCCGCGAGGTAATTGTGAGTCTGCGTAAATACCATGACGAGCTGGGCGGAGCCCAGCACGGAGATGCGCGTCTTCAGTGGCCCGGCACCCCAGACGGTTTTCCTGTTTTAAATAATCCGTTTGCCAAACAGGATTTAAAGCAGGACGAACTGGACAATATCGACCTGCGTTACGACTTTAAGTCGCGCATGTTCGAATTGTGGGATCCGGCGCACAAGGCGGATTTTGACGATGTAAATGATAAGATAGTGAACGGTTGGTACCGCCTGTTAAAGCGCGACAACCACTGGGACGAAGAGCACAAACATTTTATCGTATGGCTTGAATGGGCGCAGGTGTACGGCATGCTCCCGCCGAAGGTGTAAAATCATGGCTGAACAAACGACTAAAGCAGCAATGGACGATTTCAGCGACGACGCCGGCGGTGTGTTCCCCGCAGTGGCTAAGGCGCAAAGGCTGGGCCAGCCGAGCATGCTGGGCGAGTACAGCAACAGCTTCAAAAATATGTACGGCTTCCGCCCAGAAACGCCGTTTAAAGCTGTGGCTAATGCTGCATTAGATGCCGGCAAGTATCTCGGCAATCGGCTGGATAGCGCGACGGCGCCAGCCGGATACAAACCACCAGTAGATACAACGCGTACTGGCGCTGTGGTCGATCAAGCCACAGCGTTTGCGAAAGGGCTGGTATCTCCAGAAGCGCAACAGGCTGTCGCCAACTCGGGGCCTGTGAAAGCTATCGCTGGAACTATAAATGCCGTAACAGATTCGGCGCCGCCTGTTGCAGCGCCGCCTACTACGGCTTCGTCGGCCAGTGCGCCATTTGCTGGCGCGGCAGCGTCGCCCGGTAGCACGTTTGGCAAGAACTTGCTGTTAACCGGCGGGCTTGGGCTGGGCGCCGTAGGCACATACTACCTGTTAAATAAATTGCTGTCTGGTCGGCGCAAGCGGCAGCAACACCAAAGCGTATACGGGCCGCCAAAGTTTGCGTCTGCGGGCGACATTATGGGCACTATTCAAGACGCGGCCGGCAAAGCGACCGATTATGTCGGCGACAAAGTCAACGCCGGTTTGGGCGCTATAAATCTCGGCGACTGGACATCCCCGCATCCAGACGGGCTGAGGGCAGGCGTGGCGCAAAAAACTATGGGTATTGGCGGCGTAGCCGCTGGTTTGGGCGGCACATATTTACTTGCGCAATATCTGGCGAAACGGCAAAAGCGCCAAAGCGAAAAAGACGATATCGAAAACGCGCGCAACGAATATTTGGCCGCGTTAACCGGCGTCAAAGCCGCGGCGCTTGACGAAGCGTACGAAAAATACGCGTCGCTAGCTGACATTGTGCAGGGTATAAAGAATTTTGGGCAGGGTGCCGCCGATTTCGGCCAGAAGTTACCGGGACGTCTTCAGACCGTTGGAGAAGACTACGGCGCGTTAGCGGCGCTGTCTGGACTTACTGGCGCAGCCCTTGGCGGGACGTACATGTACAACAAGACGCGTAATAACTCGCTGAGCGCCAATGCGCTCAAGGCGCAAGCACTGAAGGCGCGGATGCGGTCGCTTCCCGGTACGTGGATCGACCCTGAAGAGCTGGTAAAGGTTAAACAAATGGCTCTGGCTAACAACGCTGCAGCCACGTAAACCGGGGCACAGTCATGGCCGAGCCTTTTTCCGCACCACCCCTGCCTGCCCTTACGCAGCCGCCGCAACCCTTACAGCCGCGTGCATTCGGCGACGTGGCTGGGATGCGTAAAAATATCTTTGAGCGGGCATTGTCCAGCGCGCAGGGTATCGAGCCGATCAAGAATGATCTGTACACGTTGCACCTGCAAGATGTGGGCTACGCCGGCCCTGAGATGTATGCGAAGGCTGACCAGAAGAAAGCTGTGCTGACGCGCGGCTCGCTAGCGCGCAAGATGCAGGGCACGTGGACGCTCATTGATAACAAAACCAATCAGCCTGTTGCGCAGCGCCGGGCCACGATTGCCAATGTGCCGTATCTTACAGACTCCGGCACGTTTGTGAACAAGGGCGTTGAGTACACGTTGGCCCACCAGATGCGCCTACGCCCGGGCGTGTTTACCCGCGAGAAAGAGAACGGCGAGCTGGAAGCGCACGTCAATACGCTTCCCGGTAAAGGTCGTTCACATAGGTATTATCTCGACCCGCAAACAGGTGTGTTCAAGATCCAGATTGGCCAAGCGCAGATTCCGCTTATGCCCCTGTTGCGCCACATGGGCGTGCCCGAGCAAGCCATGCGGCAGGCGTGGGGCAACGAGATCACGGCTGTCAACATGGAGAAGGGCGACGCGGGCACGCTGGATAAGCTGTATCAACGGCTTGTGAATAAACCAATCGCGGGCGCCACAGCTGAAGAAAAAGCCAAAGCTATTAACGAGGAGTTCGCCAAGACCGAACTAGACGAAGACGTTACCCGACGCACACTTGGCACGTCGCACAAGCACATGACGCCCGACACGATTCTGGCGATCACCAAGAAGCTCATCGCGGTCAATCGCAAAGAAGCCGAATCAGACGACCGTGATAGCATGGCTTTTCAATCAGTACATGGTCCTGAAGATCTGCTGGCCGAGCGCTTCACGAAAGACAAGAAGAACCTGCGGCAGCTCCTCTGGAAAGCCACGGCCAAGAAGTCACTAGACCATATTCCCAGCGGCGTATTTAACAAAGCTATCAGTGCCGCGCTGATCGGGTCTGGGCTGGGTTCAAGTCTGGAAGAAATTAACCCGGCTGAGATTTTTGATCACCAAACGCGCGTGACACGACTGGGCGAAGGCGGCATTGGTAGCTTGGATTCGGTACCGGCTGAGTCGCGTAGCGTCCAGCCAAGCCATCTGGGCTTTATTGACTACTTGCGCACGCCGGAGTGTTATGACGCTGAAACTGAAGTGATGACGCGTAGCGGGTGGAAAAAATGGCCAGATGTAACAGACGCTGACGAGTTTGCTTGCTTAAACGCCGCCGGTGTGTTGTCATTCCACGTCGCAGAAAAACTACACGCCGCGCATTACGCCGGAATAATGTACGGCGGCAACACAGGTAAAATAAATTATCTGGTTACGCCAAATCATCGCATGTATACGCGACCGTTGTACGCCGGCGCCGCGTATCGAATAGAGCTTGCGCCGCATATGCATTTAAAGTTTCGTGGCGTTCTATCCGGCGGCTTTGATGCGTACGAAGGCGACGCAGTAACTACATTTGCTGTGCCGCAACCAGAGTACACCAGCAATAATCGGGCCGTAGTTGACGCAGTCGATATTGCCGATTGGGCTGAATTACTAGGTTGGTATTTAGGTGAAGGCAATTGCGTATATCGGCCGGATACGGCGCAATATCACGTAAAAATAACGCAGTGCCAGAAACACAACCCAGAAAATTGCGATCAAATTCGGGCGCTTTTAAACAAATTGCCGTTTAAGTGGGGTTATCACGGCAAAGCGTTTACTATTGCCACAAAACAAGTTGCTGCGTATTTCAAGCAATTTAACGGCAGCCCCAAGCGCTGGATTCCCGACGTTTTTTTTCGCGCGCCCAGTAATGCCCGTTTTCGGTTGTTTGACGCGCTGATGAAAAGCGAGGGCCGCAAAAACAAACAGGGCGAGCGCACATGTTTTTGCACATCAAGTCAGCAACTTGCTCGCGATTTTGAGCGGTTAGCGTTTGGGCTCGGGTATTCGTCGCGCACTGTGTTTGAAAAAGACAGTCGGCCGCACTCATCGACAGGTGGCTGCTGGATTGTGCATGTGCATAAACAAAATAGCCATCAGGTTTTACCGCGGGCGGCACGAGACGGGCGTTGTCACTATTTCACACAGCAGTATTCCGGCATGGTGTACTGCGCCACGGTACCGGGCGGTTTGTTGTACGTTCGGCGGCACGGCAATTGCGGTTTTTGGTGCGGTAACAGCGGCAAGGTCGGTGTTGACATGCGCTTTGCCGGCGGCGCAATGAAGGGCCAAGACGGCAAGATTTATACGCCCGTGGTCGACACCAAGACAGGCCAGACCACGTATAAAACCCCGCAGGAGCTGGCTGACATTCCGCTGGTGTTTCCCGGCGAGGACAAGCATGACCTGCCGATGGTGTCGGCACTAGTCGGCGGCAAGATTAAGTACGTGCCGCGCGATCAGGCCCAATACAGCCTGCCCAACATGGATAACACGTTCTCGGCCCTGTCGAACATGGTGCCGATGAAGACCATGATCAAGGGCCATCGTGTGATCATGGGTTCGCGCATGTTTACGCAGGCGCTGCCCCTCGTGAATGCCGAGGCGCCGCTTGTGCAGTCTGGGCAGGCGCATAATCCAAGCAGTTCTTATGAAGATGTCATGGGAGAAAAGCTGGGCGCTGTCAGGGCGCAGTCGGCCGGCCGTGTCGAGTCCGTGACGCCCGACAGTATTGTGTGGCGCGACAAAGACGGCAATAAGCAAGTGACAGATCTGTATAACGACATGCCGTTCAACCGGAAAACGTTCTGGACGCAGACGCCCGCTGTGCAGGCCGGAGACTTTATCAAGCCGGGGCAGCTGCTGGCGCACTCTAACTTTACAGACAAGCAGGGCACCGCGGCGCTGGGCATGAACTTGCGTACGGCGTATCTGCCGTTTAGAGGCAAGAACTACGAAGACGCTATTGTGATCTCACAGTCTGCCGCCAAGCGCTTGACCAGCGAGCACATGTATCAGCACGAAGCCGAGTGGGACGCTAACACGCACGTCGGCAAAAAGGCGTTCGTGAGTCTGTTCCCGGGCGAGTATGACAAAAAGCTGCTGGATAACTTCGACGACAAGGGCGCCATCAAGAAGGGCATGGAAGTTAACTACGGCGATCCGTTAGTGCTCGTGGCCAAGAAGCGCGACGCTGTCTATGGCAAAGTCCATCGTGGCCGCGGCGGTAACTTTGCCAACGAGACAGTAACGTGGGACCACCATTCGCCCGGCATCGTGACTGACGTCGAGCACACGGACAAGGGCGTCAGCGTTGTTGTGAAGAACAAGTCTCAAATGGAAGTGGGCGACAAGCTCACAGGCCGGTTTGGTGACAAGGGCGTGATTGCTGAAGTCGTCCCAGACCACCAGATGCCGCACGACAAAGACGGGAATCCTTACGAGGCGCTGGTCAGTCCGCTGGGTTTGATTAGCCGCGTGAATCCAGCTCAAGTTGTCGAGGCGGCCTTGGGCAAAGTGGCGGCCAAAACTGGTCAGCCGTACAAGATCCCCGACTTTGATAACAGCAAAGACCTGATTGATTTTGCGCAGAAAGAACTTGAGAAGCACGGTTTGTCAGACACTGAGCACGTCACGGACCCTGAGACGGGCCGGAATATTCCGGGTGTGCTGACCGGCAATCGGTTCTTCATGAAGCTGCACCACACCGCTGAGTCCAAGGGCCAAGGCCGCTCGACCGGTGGCTATACCGCTGAAGGCACGCCGGCCAAGGGCGGTAGCGAAGGCGCCAAGCGCATCGGCATGTTGGATCTGGGTGCGCTCTTATCTCACGGCGCCGGCCAAGTCATTCGCGACGCCAAGATGGTGCGCGGCCAAGCCAACCCCGAATACTGGTCGCAGTTCATGGCGGGCTATTCGCCACCGCTGCCCAAGGTGCCGCACGTGTACAACAAGTTCGTCAATCAGCTTAAAGCCGCGGGTATCAACACTGTGCGCGAGGGCACGAAGACCCACATTATGGCGATGACGGACAAGGATGTGGACTCGCTGGCCGGTGATCGTGAAATCAAGAACAGCGAGACGGTCGACTGGAAAGGCTTGATGAAGCCCAAAGCCGGCGGGCTGTTTGACGAAACAATGACGGGCGGCCACGGCGGGAATCGGTGGTCAAAGATAACATTACACGAGCCGATGCCTAACCCCGTCATGGAAGACCCCATTCGCCGTGTGTTGGGTATTACCGAGAAGCAATTCCGTGGCGTCCTTGCCGGCCAAGCCACACTGTTCGACAAGACCGGCCCAGAGGCAATTCAAGCAGCGCTGGCCAAGATTAATCTTCCCAAAGCGATTGAGCAGACCCGCCAAGATATCAAATCAGGTCGCAAGACCATTCGTGACGCCGCTGTCCGCAAGCTGGGTTTCCTGAAGAGCGCAGAAGCTACCGGCGTCCACCCGAAAGACTGGATGATGAGTAAGGTGGCTGTCTTGCCGCCGTTGTTCAGGCCCGTAACGACGATGGGTTCTAAGAAACTCCCGCTGGTAGACGACGCGAACTATCTTTACAAAGAGTTACTCGACGCCAACCACGTGTTGCGCGAAACATCCGGCGCCTTTGATAGCTATGGCGACGAGCGGCTGGGCCTGTATGACGCCGTGAAAGCCGTCAGCGGTTTGGGCGACCCGCAGCAGCCCAAAAACGTTGAGCGGAACGTTAAGGGTTTCTTGTCTAAGATTTTCGGTAGTTCGCCCAAGTACGGCACGGTTCAGCGCAAGCTGCTGAGTTCCACCGTGGACTTGGTGGGTCGGGCGGTGATTACGCCCAACCCGGATCTGGACATGGATCAGGTGGCACTGCCCGAAGAGAAGGCATGGGATATTTACAAGCCGTTCGTGGTGCGCGGGTTGGTGCGACGAGGAATGCCCAGAATGCAGGCGCTAGACGCTGTTGAGGGCAAAAACAAAGCTGCGTTTGAAGAGCTGCACACCCAGATGAACAGCCGGCCGATTGTGATTAATCGCGCGCCCGTGTTGCACCGTTACGGCCTGATGGCGTTTTATCCGCGCCTGACCAAGAACAAGGTCATGGAAGTAAACCCTGTGATTACCAAGGGTTTTGGCGCCGACTTTGACGGAGACGCCATGCAGTATCACGTGCCCAGCACTGACGACGCTGCCAAAGAAGCTATTCACAAGATGCTGCCCAGCAAAAATCTGTTCTCGGCGGCTTCGTTTAAAGCGCATTACGTGCCGAACAAAGACTATCAAACTGGGTTGTATGTGGCGTCTAGCCGAACAAATCACAAATCTAAACCCCACGTATATCGCACCAAGCGCGACGCTATGGCGGCGTACAAGCGTGGTGAAATAGGCGTAGACACCCAAGTGCATATTGTGGAAGATAATACGTAGCTCGGATAACACGGAGGTTTTATGTACACGATTAACCCTGAACTGCTTGCTCTGGCGCAGATGCGCCTCGAAAAAAGTGCCGTTGTTCCGCCCGGCGGCGACCCCTCGATGGGTGGCGGCGCGCCTCCAATGGACCCCGCGGCGATGGGCGCGGCGCCTCCTGTAGATCCGGCCGCAATGCAGGGCGGTGCGCCGATGGACCCCGCGGCCATGGGCATGGCTCCTCCCGCCGCCCCAGCCGCTCCGGCCGCGCCGGCAGCGCCTGCTGCGCCCGGCCAAGCGGCGCCGCAGAAGCTCAAGCCTGAGCAGATGATGAATATGCTCGACTACAGGCTGTATAACATGCAGCAGCAGCTTACGGCGATTATGAACGCGCTGGGCGTGCAAGTGCCGCCCGAGTCGTTGGTTCTGCCGCCGGGTTCGCCGGGCGCACCGCCGGCTGAGTCTGCGTTGCCGGGTGGCCCAATGGCCCCGCCGCCGCAAGCCCCCGGCGCGCCCAATGCGCCTCAAGCGCCGGGCGGCCCGCTTCCTCCGGGCGGCCCAATGGACCCTAGCGCACCGCCTGCCGATCCTGCCGCGATGAAGGGCGCGTCGGCGCACGATCTGCATGTAAAGGCCAGCGCTGTTGCTATCCTGCAGCGGAGCTTGAATAAGTATGCGGGTTAAAACCCACCATAACTTGCAGCCGGCAGAGCAACTGGCACACACCGTTGTGATCGAAGATGACAATGGAAACCCAATCTTTGTCGCGCTGCATATGTCTGAGGGAATTGTGTATTCAGACGCCAGCCAAAAAGATTTCCCGGGTATTTTGAAACTCGCGGGGATTGAAACAGTACCTGTGGTTACGTTTATTGACTGAACACTGCTTAGCGCCGGATACGCTCTATGTTGAAAACAACGCTAGGTCAGTTGCTGGTTAATGACGCGCTGCCGGAAGACATGCGGGACTATACGCGCGTTTTGAACAAGAAAAACACGGGCGCGCTGGCGACAGAATTAGCCAAGAAATACCCGGAAAAATACCGCGAAGTCATGAAAAAGCTTCATGACGTGGCGCTTGATTCCGCGTACACAACAAACGGCTTATCGTTCGGCCTGAAAGACGTGCGGCCGAGTTTGGCGGCGCAGCACACGCAGCTGAAAGTAAAACAGCAGTTGCGGCAGATTCTGGCGGATAGGGGCCTCAACGACGAGCAGCGCAATGCGAAAATACTCAAGCTGGCGTCGGAAGCGCAGCGGCAGCTTGTGGATGATGTGTATAACGAGGCCCACGGGCACGATAATCCGTTAGCGCACCAGATTGCTGGATCCGGCGTGGGCAACAAGTTCCAGCTGAACTCGATCCTTGGCGCCGACATGCAGTATCTCGACCACCGCGGCGAGCCTATTCCAATTCCTGTTATGCGCGGATACGCCCAAGGCTTAACGCCCGTGGAGTACTTTGCCGGCGCGTTCGGCACCCGCAAGGGTGTAATTGACCTGAAGACCGCCACAGCTGACGCCGGGTTCTACGGCAAGCAGCTTACGCAGATGGCGCACAGACTGCTTGTCACGGACCAAGACGAGCAAGACCAAGAGCGCCTAGCCAACGCCCACGAGCGCGGTTTTCCCACGGACATAGACGACCCCGACAACGAGGGCGCAATGCTGTCGCGACCCGTAGGGCCGTACAAGCGCAATACTGTGCTGACGCCCAAAATCATGCGCGACATCAAAGAGATGGGCGTTAAAGATATCTTAGTGCGCAGCCCAATTGTCGGCGGCCCAGAAGACGGCGGTGTCTATGCAAATGACGTCGGCTATCGCGAAAAAGGCCATCTGCCGCCTGTCGGAGACTATGTGGGTATTGCAGCCGCGCAGGCGCTTTCAGAGCCTGTCACACAAAGTCAGATTAGCTCCAAGCACTCTGGCGGCGTCGGTGGCGCAGGCGGGATTTCTGGTTTTAAAGCGCTCAACGCGCTTGTACAGGTGCCGAAGAAGTTTCCCGGCGGGGCAACACACGCTCAGGCAGATGGGCATGTCCAAGAAGTGCGTCCTGCGCCACAGGGCGGCTTTTATGTGCAAATTAACGGTCAAGACCATTATGTCCCAACGGACCGCGGCGTTACGGTTAAAAAGGGTGACGAGATCGAAGCTGGTGACACAATTTCGGAGGGTATGCCGAACCCAGCTGAAATTGTCCGCCATAAAGGCGTGGGTGAAGGCCGCCGCTATTTTGTCCAAGCGATGCGGCAGGTGATGCAAAATAGCGGTATTACAGCCCACCGCAGAAACATTGAGTTGCTTTCGCGCGGCTTGATTAACCACGTGCGCATGACGGACGAGCACGGCGACTACTCCCCTGACGATATCGTGCCGTATTCGATGTTGGAGCGAAACTGGACGCCGCGCGACGGGAGCGTAGCCGGCGCGCCGAGTACGCTTTCTGGGCACTATCTGGAACAGCCCGCGCTGCATTATTCCGTCGGCACGCCAATCACAAAAAACGTTGTTAAAACCTTGGGCCAGCACGGCATTACAAATATTCAAGCGCACAGAGAGCCGCCGCCGTTTCAGCCCGAAATGGTACGCGGCATGTCGAACATCTCCAACGATCCTGACTGGATGACCCGCATGCTCGGGTCGTACCAAGAAAAAGGCCTGCTGAACAGCGTACACCGCGGTTTAACGAGCAATACCGCCGGTAGCAGTTATGTTCCGGCGCTGGCACAAGGCGAAAACTTTGGCGTGACCGGAACGACAAGTGGGTGGAAGCCCTGAGCGTATTTATGTAGGATATAGGGGCGAAGCACTGTAAATTATTATTCAGTGCCCAGTGTCAATAGTGCCGCATGGAGGTGGCCGTGTATAACAAAAAGACTAAAGAAGCGTCGTGGAAGCACTGGCTGAATGTTGTCAGGTCGCACGACCGCAGCCAGACCAAGCAAGCTGATCTTGGCGGCAAGGGCGACGACACGTCCTTCGAGCAGTCTTTTAGTAACTTAGCCCACGCCTACCTCCGCGATTCAGCCCCCAAGCTGTTGGATCACGAAATCGGTTTCCAGCTGCTCGACCGTAACCGCGAAAACACCAAAGCTATCGGTGTGTTCGCGTTCAAGCTCGGTTCGATGTGGCTGTACGCGCCCGTGTTCTTTCTGAACGGCGACTTGAAGGGGCACGAACTCCTGTACATCAAGAATCAGGACATGTTCGTGCCGCTCAAGGAAAACTGGATTAACTACCTGCTTAACCGCAAACCCAACATTCTAGGCAGCGGCATCGACCGAAACCTTGCGGGTTTTGGCCAGCGCAACCCTGACTTTACGCAGCTTTCGCGGTCGCCGTCGAAGTTTGGCTCGGCGCAGCCTACGCTGAAAGAGATGATTACGGCGGTCATGGCGACGTTTGCCAAGACTGCTACGCAGAACACCGCTGCCGCGTTTGTCGAGATTGGCCAGCTGATGGACTTGAAGAAGTTCCTCAAGGAAGCTCGGCTTGAGACGCTGAACATGCTTGTGAAGACATGTCAGGCAGCCCCCGCTGTCGCGCAGGCCATCGACGAGTTTCACGGTTTAAATATCATTAAGGAAGCCATCGACTTGGCGAAGGCGCGGGCCAACCAGCCCAAGATCGCCAGCGTGCTGTCTGACGCGCCCAAGAAACCAGAAGCGCAGGCGGGTCTTAAAGTTATTTCGTTTGATGTTACGGTGCAAACCAAGCTCCCGGCCGGCTACAGCGAAGAAGACCAAGAGAAGCTGCTCCGCGACGGCGTGCTGATCAAGGACGAGCGCGGCGACGACAGCGTTTCGGTGCCGTATAACATCCAAGTCGAAAAGAAGCTGTTTACGCCGTCTGAGTCGGGACTGTATGACATTCTTGTCAAGGGTGGTGACATTGAGCGTTGCTACGTGGCTGTGCATCCGCAAGGTGCCGCCAAGCGGGCTGATTTCGTAACAGTCGTGCGCACGGAAGGCACGCCGGACTGGGTGAACACGCGGGCCGACCAAGTGTTTGCACTGGTTCGCATCGAAGGCGAAGACTTCGACACGTGGTTCAACGGCCTGACGGACGCAAATAGCCTTCCTGCCGGTAGCCGTGTCATGCTGATCGGCAAGAACGGCGACGCCACTGTGCCAGCCCGCGTCCTGCGCGAGTACGGCACCAGCGAGTATGACACCACGTCGTACGAAGTGCATTTGGAAGATTATTCCAAGCACCCGCCCCGCGGCAGCATCATGGGCTGCGCCTATACCGACCCGCTGAACTACGACAAGTATCGTGACGGCGTACGGCTCCACTTGAACGCCAAGAAGGGTTCTAAGCTGCGCTCTAGCATGGGCGATATCTTCGTGCCGGAAGGCTTCAAGCTCCTGCCGACCAGCAAGGGTGAAGACGACACAGACAAGCCAGAGGGCCAAGAAAGCTGTGGCTGCGGCGGCAGTGAGGATCCGCCGCTGATGCCGGGCAATCTCGCTGACGCCCAGTTGGCGCTGATGAGCAAAACCGCCAGCCTGACTGTGTATCACAACGGCACGGCTGTAACGATTAACAAAGAAGCTGCCGCCAGCCCTGTGCAGGCGCTGGTAACGCTTGTGGAGCATCACGGTCTGCGCGAAGACGCCGCCCGTGAAATTCTCAAGACAGCCGCCGCCAAGCGCAAGTACGAAGGCCGCATTAAGTACGCCGACCCGTATGGTGGCCCGATGATGGTCAACAGCGCGCCCGGCGCGCCGAGTGATCCGGGCCCTGTTATGGGCGGCGAGACAATTATGGGCGCCAGCGTGCCGACGCAGTTAGGCATTGATATTGGTGTGCCGGTATCTGGCATGAGCGCGAGCAATACCGACCGCAGTATTTACAACCCGAACACCCTGCTTGACAAAAAAGATATCCGCGCGGTGACTGATGCCGCGCAGACTGGTCAGCGAGAAGTATTCGACACCGCCATGATCGGGTCGATGCTTAAGGCCGTGCGTGACGACAGCATGGTGGATCGTTACATGGGCGAGCTGACCAAGGGCCTCGATAAGCTAGGCCGGATTCTGTTCATGTTCTACTGGCACGGCGACCGGTTCGCTGAGCGGTATGGCAAGTCGGATATGCCAGAACTCGAAGACTCGCTGCGCAACGCGTTTGAAATGCTTGGCGACGTAATCCTGTTCCTCAAGCAAAAGACGATTGAGCCGTATCCCGAAGAGGCCGGCGCGGACGTAGATCTCGGCGCTACTGCAAACTCCTAATAGGTGAAAAATGGCTAGCACGATTTGGTCGGGCACTACTACATTTACAGCGCCCAGCGGCTCTGAAACAGTTGTGCCGGTAAAGATGCCGCACCGCGCAATTCTGCGCGGATACGCGCTCGTTCAGCTAACCGGCGCTGACAACAAGTTTGAGGCTGACCTTTATTCCAGCAAGCAGGACACCACGCCGAATAGCGCGTTGCCGGCTGAGGCTTTTCACGTTCTTAGTTTGGCTGATTTTGCTGACGTTGTATCAGATCAAGACGTCGTAGCGATTGCCGAAAATAGCAACGTAAACGTGGCGTACCTTAATCGCGACGGTTCGCCGTCAAACCCGCAACGGTTTTTGTATCTGCGAATCAAACCGAACGGCAGCGGCTCGAAGAATTTCGTGCTGACCGTCACTGTTGAAACACCGATGCTGCGCTAAATATTTACGGAGCAATATCATGCCTGATACACGTGTATTTCGCGCGCTGCATTTTCCACACCGCCGCCGTGAAGTTGTAAGCAACGCAAACCCAACGCCGACCAACGTCCAACCCGGCGAGATGTTGTACGATGAGGCAGCAAACAAACTGTATGCCGGCCTTGAAGACACAACGGCTGTGCAGATTGGTGGCGCGGATAACAACTATGTAGAGAGTGACGCCACCGGGATTCAGAGCGCAACGGTGATTACAAACATCGTTAAAATTACTCAAACCGGGTATAACGCGCTGACGACTAAAGATCCGGCAACTGTGTACTACATTGTTTCCGGGTAATTGCTATGCCAAGAGTAGACAGCGACACATACATAGGCAGCGGCAATATCACGGCTATCAAAATAGGCGATGACGACGTTGAACGCGTGTTTGTAGGCGATACTTTGGTGTTTTGCCGCGGCGACTCGTGTTGTTCTGAAGCAACGGCTCCGGTCAAAATGACTGGCTGGGTTGCCGGCGAGCGTACGCTTTCTCCTATTAATTACGCGCCTTATGGGCGTGAGACTTATCAATACGGGGATGAAGTTGTTCGCTACGAGACGGGCGTATGGCTTTACACAAATGCGACGTACGGAGAACTTGCGCGGGCATACAGTTATGCGGCCCGCCCGTGGTTAGTCAATTGGCCGGCCCCGTTTACGGCTGAACAGGTTTGCCCTCCGTGCGTTAATGGATGCACGGATAACACGGCCACTAACTACAACCCTAACGCAACGTGCGACGACGGCTCGTGTATTCCATGCGTCTATGGTTGCATGAATCCAGCCGCCGACAATTACAACCCGTTAGCAACTTGCGATGACTTTTCGTGTACTGGCGATTCCGGTTTTAAGTGGATGAGAATGAATAGCGTAGCTTCCACCACGGCGTCTGGAATTGGGCAGAACAACATCACAGTCGCAATTACCCAAAGTGGTGGCGGGATGTTTGAACACAGCGGCATGTACAACCCCAGCACTTTTCCGGCAGAATACGGCGTACCAAGCAGCGGCAAGCAAATTGGAAACACGCAGACCGGGGTATTTACTGCGACGTTTAGTTCGCCCGTCACAGATGCCTTAGTCGCGTTTGCGAGCGTCGGTAATGGCGGTACGGCAGTTCCAGTGCAGGTACGCGATGCGAATGGCGCGCCAAAACCGTTTACGCCGGTATGGGAGTCAGGCAGCGAAACAACATATCAAAATCCCGTAGGCGCTACGCAGTACACACAATTTACTGGCGCAGAAGGGTTTAACATTATTCGAATCGACGGCACAATGAGTAGTGTGACGTTTAACTACACAGTCAGTGAATATTACTGCACAGTCTGTTTCGGGTTTGTTGACCAGAACGTGCCGTGATGGCATTACAAAATCGCGTAACGTATGCTGAACGCATTTAAAAATAGCCCCCGGCGTGCGCCAAACTGGCGCTGGCTGCGGGCTGTACAAATTGACGGCGGCGGCAAACGAGCTTCGCGCGCGGTTGACGGGCCGGACGGTTTTGAGTGGATTCGCCGGGCCGTGCGGCTGAAACGGCGGTTTGAGCAGGCAAACAACCGCCCTGACGCAATTTACGCCCTGTTAGAGCGCGACAGCGATTTATTCTGGGCGCACTCGATGTGGGCCGAGGATAAGGCGCCGACCCGCTGGGGTATCGAAGCCCGGATTATTGCCGGCGAGACAGACGATGAAATCGCGGAGAAAGTCGGCGTTAGCCCGGCTGTTATTTCAGCCTACGCTAACGTCTTTTTCGATATTCGCGACAAAGTTAACCACACAGACTACATGGTTAACGTGGTAATGGCCGACGCCGTCACCCGCGGGCTGCAAGAACGGCACTACGACCTACTCTGGAAATTACTTGGATATCACGGCGGCTCGCACGTTCTAAATGCGGTAATTAACAAATTTACCGCAACCAAGCGCCCGGACACGCCAGACGAAGTCTCCGGTTTCTTCCAAGACTTCGCGATCAATACAATGAAATACAAGGCGGCGCTGGCTACATTGACGGTCCAGATCAATACCCACACGCAATTGGCGCTTATTGACTCGTTTGTAAAATACGTTGAAATCGAGCGTACGACGGAAAGCGCCAGTAAAGCGCACGGTACAATTGTCGAAAATATCGGCGCCATGCTGGCGTCCCTACCGTTCAAAGTAGCGACAAAACTGGATTCCGCAGCTATAAAAATGTTACCTTTTGATGATGGCGCAGCGGAGTTACGCAACGACGAGTTAATGACGCTTGCTACTGGCGGCGCGCTAACGAACAAGACCGAAATTCAAGGACTGCACTTCCCGGAGACAAACAATGCGGGCACTAAATAAAGAAGCTGAGCAGAAACTGATCAGTGCTATCGAGCGCGCCGCAAGCCTTGTCAACGCGGGCTCGACGCCGAACGACGCCATTATCAAGAGCGCGTCTGACGCCAATATCCCGGCCGGGCACATCAATCTCATGGTGCACGCCTACAACACTGGCCGCACCACCAAGCAGCGCGAACAGGGCGAGAACACATTCGACAAGTCGGCGGATTTCCAGCTGGCGAACGCCGATGCGGTCATGGAAGCGCTGTACCCCAAGCAGGTAAAGACATCCAGCGCGATTGAGCAGTCCAGCGTTGTGTCGACCGAGTATGCCGTATCGCCGATGGGTTTTCTTGGCCGGCGCAAGGCTGAGATGGACAAGGCTGCTGCCGCGCAAGCAGTCCTGCCGGCCAAAACATGGGTGCCAGCTCCGCGTGACGAACAAGCTGCTGTTGAGCGAGCTTACAGCCAGAAGGTCGCTGAAAAGCGGGCGGCTGAAGAAGTACGGCGAGTCGCTAGCGCGGCGTACCAGAAAGCTGCCGCCGAGATGGAAAAGCTTTGCGAGTATTTCCGCGTTCCCGGCAACATGTCGTTCGGCGACGCTGTGCGCGAAGTGAGCATGCGGCTCGGCAACGACGGCGAAATGGTGTTGAACAAAGTAGCTGCCGTGTATCCGCATGTGACCAAGCAAGCGGCCACGCGAGAAATGTATATTGGCAACCCAGTCCCGTGCCAGCTTGTCGAGAACGTGTTAAACGCTGTAGAAGACTACAACACGGCTCAAAAAGCGGCTAATAATATCAAAACAGCTTCGGCGCCGACTAAGAAAGAAGTACCAGAGTTTCTTACAGGGTCGATCCTGTACAGCCCGGTCGAAGCGCCCCTGACGCTGAAAGAAGCCGCACCCAGACCGCCGCATGCACCAGCGCCGGAACCGACAATGACTTTAAAAGATTTTTTCAAAGCGCCGGCTGTTAACGTGGCTAAACGGATGGCTGGCGCACCGCAAAAACCATCAGGTTTGTCTGGACTTATGTTTGACGCGCCGCAAACAAACAAAGATGTTGTAAAAGATCAGTACGGCAAACTTACCGACCCCGAGCACGAGCTGGCGCTGCGCGATATCAGATCGCAAGGTACTATTCATGACTTGATGCTGAACGACCCCGTGATCTCCGGTTACGACCCGCACGATGTGGCGATGGCGTACAACGAGATCTCTGACACGGCGCCCAGTCTTGGTGATTCTCCAGCTGTTATGCAGGCCATGATGCGCAAGCGCCTGCAGGCCGGCGAAATGGGCGACTTTGACGTAAAGCAGCTGCTCGAAATGGACAAGCTGCGCGCTGACCGCGATTCGTCGCTACTACGTAATCGTCAAACAGAACAAGATCTCCTGTCGTAACTCGCTAGGAACACGCCATGAGCATGATCAAAGTTATTCAGCCGCACGCGCAAGACTTCAGCGAGCCGGTGGCGTCGTTGATTAAAATCTCCAGCCGCGGCCTGATTGGCGCCGACAAGCAAGATTTTGTGAAACGCGCTGGCGCCGAATTTGCGCACAAGCTGGAGCACATTAAATTCGCAAAAGATGAAGTTCCTGTGCACCTGATCGCCATCGGCGCCACGGAAGACTACGGCCCCAATCGTAACGGTGACGGCTTTTCCCGCGAGTGCTGCGAGAAGTACCACCCGACGTTTGAGAAGTTTGCGCGGTTCTATCGGGACCACGCCAATAAAAACCCGGCCAAGAGCTTTGGTATTGTTAAAGCCAGCGCCTACCACGAGCCGATGCGCCGAATTGAACTTGTCTGCGCGCTGAACGGCTCGAAAGAAGCCGCTGAGCGTAACGGCGGTTTAATCGCTGACAAAGAGATTGAGAAGCTGGCTAACGATAAAGACATTGCCGTCTCGATGGCCTGCAAGATCCCGTTTGATAAGTGTTCGTCCTGCGGTAACTCGGCCAAGACGCGGGCTGAGTATTGCGACGCTATTGAAAACGGTGGCCATTGCAAAGCTGGCGGACTTAAGCACAATATCGGTCGTGTTATGGAAGACGGGCACGTCTTACACGCTGACAATCCCAACCCTAGCTTTTTTGACATTTCTCATGTTTTCCGCCCGGCTGATCGCATTGCGTATGTTTCTGGAAAGCTTGAAAAAGCTGCTGGTGTGGGCGTTCTGTCTGGTTCGGAACTGGCTGAGCAGCTGGGCGTAACAGCGCCTATTGGCTTTGACGCCGGCGGCCTGTCAAAACGCGCGCAGTTACAGCTAGAAGCGTTAACACAACTTGTGCAGGCTGAAAAGTTGGCCGGAGCCAACGCTTCAGGCTGGATGCAAGTTGCGCTGGCAGCGGCGCCGACCGTACAGCCGCCTATTGATATGAATACCTGTCCGGCTGTTAAAATAGCTGGGGTGTTAAGCGGTTTGGCTGACGCGGGTGTTATCCTTCCGCTGCGCGACTTTTTGCAGCTCACCGTTAAGGCATCAAACGACCAGCTTGTTGGCGCTGTAGCAACTGCGCTGCCCAACATCTTTTCAAAGGTGGCTAACGATCCAGAAGTTGTGTCGTTACTAGAAAATAACGTATATTTGCCTTCAGAAAGCGCGGCACCAGCAGTGCGCGTATGGGCAGAAAAAGTAGCGCGCACTCATAGCGTATTACCGACTAACGTCGAGAAACGAGCTTATTTAGCCGCAATTCGTAACGTTCAACCGGTTGAATTTCCATCTGAGAAACAAGCAAGCGGAACAGCAGAAACAGCTCTTGCGCAACATTACGCCTTGTATAAGATTGCTGCCTGCGCTCTGGTCTGCGAAAAATATGGAAATACTTGGTTGACAGCAAACCACTGTGTACTGCAAAATTATGTTACATGAACGGAAGCTAGTCGTTTAAAACGATTAGAACCCAAAGGAGATGACCATGGCACGGATGCAACGTTCACTGTTCGCTCAACTTAACGCTCTGGCTGAAGAGATTTCGCAAAGCTCTGTGAAGTCTGCCGCCGAGAAGGTCGCTGGCCCCACGCCGTCCGATCCGGGTGGCTATCAGGGCGCCTCGACTCACCCCAGCACCAGCGTCGACAACGACGTGCAAACCGCCAACACCGGCGCCCGCGCGAGCGAGTACGAAGCTGACATCAAGAAGCAGCAAGGCGCTCTTGCCGTTGACAACACACCAGAGATGTCGCAAGAAGGTCGTCAAGACGACGTGCAGCTCAACATCAACACGAATGTTGCTGCGACCGGCGAAGATCCCGCCGCTGAGCGCGATTACAAGGGCACCAAGGATGACCCGGGCACCACGCATCCCGCCAAGACCAATGATGGCGAGAAGTATAGCTCGGTAAACTTCAAGGAAGCCCGTGCGCATTGCAGCAACCTCGGCAACGACATTCTGGCCAACCTCATTAACTTCGGTACCGCGAACCTTGATAAGCAGGCTGAGATGCCGGCTTTTCTGAAGGAGAAGATCGAAGAAAAAAAAGAGGAAGCCGGTAATGCGCCGACCGGCGAATTAAAGGGCGGCCAAAAGAAGCTTGACGTCGATAAAGACGGAAAGATTGAAGGCTCGGATCTTAAGTCGCTGCGCGATGGCAAAGAAGCCGCGTTTAACGCTGGTTACGAGCTGGCTGCGCAGCTCGGCATGGACAAGGCTGCTGCTGAAGCTTCCGTGCGCGAAGTTTGCGCTAACACGATTCGTGAAGCCGACGAAATGGCTGACCTGTTTATCGGGTTTGCTAGCTCCAAGGCTGCAGCCGCTGATCCGACTGAAGAAGCTGCTGAGGGCGAAGATCACTCGGCTCCGGCCGATGCAGCCTCTGGTGCCAGTGACGCTCCTCCGGTTGCGGCTGAAGAAGCTGCTGGCGGCGTTGCCCCTGAAATGGGCGGCGAAATGGGCGGCGAAATGGGCGGCGAAATGGGCGGCGAAATGGGCGGCGCGCCGTCGGAAGACGACGCCGTGCAGGAACTTGCTATGGCTCTGCAAGAGCTTGGTATTCCGCCGGAAGCACTGATTCAGGCTATTTCTCACGGCGGCGCTCCTGCCGGCGGCGAGGCTGACGCTATGGGCGGCATGGGTGGTGAGGCTCCGGTTGACCCGGCTGCGATGGGCGGCGCGCCAAAGCTGGCGGCTGCTACACCGGCTGGTGAGCTGGACACCATTGGCCGCGCTGTTGTGAATTTTAAACGAGCTGGCAAGTTTCAGATCAAGGAAGCGCGCACCAAGCGGTCGCGTGAACTCCGCGATATGATGAAGCAGCACGTTATTGAACTTGTCAACCGTTGATATCCCGGAGGTTTTAATGTCTACAAACAACGCTCTCGTACAGAAGATCGTCGACTACATCGGGTTTTCCGATGCCGCGATGACTAAGGCCGCGTCCGTAATCAAAGCTCAAGAAGAAACGCAAGAAAAGCTGGCTCGGCTTATCCCCGAAGCTGTGAAGGCTTGCGTTGAGAATGAGCGCATTGAAGCCCACCAGAAGGAGGCGCTTGACGCTGCCCTTCGGGATCCGGTCCGCGCGATGGAACTTGTGATCAAATTGGCCTCGCATAAAAACGCGGCTGAGTTGTCTCGCATTGGTGCTCCGCTGTCTTCGACAACGAAGACAGCTGGGTATGATCCGTCGGCTAGTTTGACGAGCGGGTATGTGGGTGCCCGCGATGGTCGCCTCAAGGCTTCTGACGTGAAGTTGTTCACCGGCCTTGGTCTGAATCCGCCCACTGCCTGAATTCGTTTAACTACCCGGGAACATGATGTTCCCACAATTGACAAAGACATGGAGGTCTTACAATGGCTTACGCTCCCGATCTGATGTTCGAACACGGCCTTGACGTTAAAAAGGGCTGGTTCGATATGGCGTCCCTTGACTACTCGGCCAAGCTGTCGAGTTCTGTGTCGTTCGATGTTCCGCGCGGTCGCGTTGTGCATCTTGAACTGGCTGCCGGCAAGGAAGTATTCCTTCCCGGTGTTAGCGGTTCGCACATGGCGATCTTCCTGCTGAACGGCGCCGGCGATGCCGACGTCAGCAACCCCGGCACGACAGCTGGCGGCAAGTTCATGCATCAGGCCGTTTCGCCTTCGGGCAAGCTGTCGGGTCTTGTTGCCACCGGCGGTTACGAGATTGCTTCGACTGAATTCGACACCTCGCAGACTTATAACCCCGGCGACCTGCTCACAGCCGGTACTTCGACTAGCGTTGCCTCCACGGGCGGCGTGCTGACGAACCAAAGCGCTGTTCAGTACGTCAACGCGGTCTGCGGTGTTGTTTCCAGCGGCGCGTCGAATAACCATAACGGCGTCCAGACACTTTCGTTCTGGAGCGTTTATCTGCCCGCCGGCACTGCTGCCACTATCGACTGACCTAACTTTTAACTACTCGGAACATGGAGGTTCCCACAATGCCCACTCAGCAAGAAGTACAACTGCTCAACGAAACACTGTTTGAGCAGCTCGATACCCCCGGCATGCAGAAGCAGGCCATCGACGCAGTTAACGACTTCACGCGCACCAAGATGCGTGAAGACGGTTTCTACCGTCGGATTATGCCCCCGCTGACCATCACCAACGACGAGCTGGACCGTCAGGTTGACACTGACAAGCCCGTCAAGGTTGTGGACAAGGAGCCCGATTCCCCGGCGGCTGTGTCGCTCCCGTTTGCGACACTCCCGATCAACTTCTACATCCGTGGCCCGCGTTACCGCGTCATGTTTGACCGGATCGTGTCGCCCCGCGCTGTGAAGGACGTCGACGAACTCCGTACGTATGTCATCGACATTCGTCAGGTGCTCAGCGACAACATGATCAAGGACATGCTCGCTGAGGAAGACGGCAAGTTTATTGCCGCCTTCAACGCCGTGCTGCCGACTGCTGGTGTTGCTAACGTCGCTAGCGGCGTTGTGCAGTACGAGGAGATCAGCGGCGGCATCACCCGTGAGACGCTTGTTGACGCCCTGAAGGTTATGCCCCGCACGCCGTCGCACTTCGAAGTGGAGACTTGCTTGGTGAACAACATCACCATCAAGGAACTGCTGAAGTTCGGCCGCGACGAAATGGGCGGCGACTTCTCGCAGGACATCATCAAGAACGGTTGGGCGGAGACTAACTTCCTCAACACTCGCTGGATTGTTACGATCAAGCGCGATCTTGTGCCTGACGACTCGTTGTTCATGTTCGCGTCGCCGAAGTTCATCGGCAAGAACTACGAGCTTGAGCCCACCACGATGTACATCCGTCGTGAGGCGTTCATGCTGGAGTACTTTGCCTACCAGACGCAAGGCGGCTCGTTCGGTCACACGAACGGTCTGGCTCGCGTTGACTTCAAGTGATATTGCGTACGTTTTAATTACAAGGAGCACTAGTTATGGACAATGTTAAGGTAGCGGCTGAGCAGGCATACGCCACAATCGTGACGGAACTTGCTGCGCCGCATTTCTTCGAAAAGCTTGCCGCGCACGGGATTGCCCCGCGCTCGGAAAGCGAGGCCGCAGAAATGTGGTCGGCGGCGTCCAAACTGCATGTGCTCTACACGGCTGAACAGGAAAAGGCCGCGGCTGCGCAAGTATCCTCGCTCAGTGCTGCTAACAAGCAGCTTGACGAGGTACTTGCCGCCGCGGGCCTTGGCGGCCGCGCTGAGAAGTCGTCTGCTTACGCCGGCGCTGCCGACGTAGCGGCCGCGACGCCTGCAATTGCGCAGGCTGTTTTAACGTTGCAAGCCGCCGCGGCTGCGGCCATGCAGAACGCCTAAAGAATAACGGAGTGAACAATGCCCAACACGACAACTGACCTGTATACAACAGTGAAGAACACGTCCGGCGCGGACCGGGTGTTCGGCTTTCTGAGCAAGCACGGCAAGCGGCTGGCTAACAATGCGACGTTCACGGTCCCCGGTGACCTTGTCGGCGCGCTGGGCGCCCAGCGTAGCCAGAGGAATTTTCAGGCGCTGGAACGCGCCCTGCTGAACGGCGACCTTGAGATCATTAAGTCCCCGTCTGTGTACATCCTCGACGAGGATGGTGTCGGTACGGCTGAACTGGCGATGGCCGGCCGCGTTCTTGGTACGACTGACCCGTCGTACTCGCAAGGCGCAGACCCGAACTTCGTCCAGAACGACGACTGATCTCACGCAAGCGCAATCGTTTCACGGAAGGGCTGGCCGTTACTGGCCAGCCCTTTCTATTTGTATACTGATGAGATAACCGGAGAACAGCACTATGGTAGTTATTGCCACGCCTGCGCCGCACCCAATTGTGACATGTTGCAATAACACAGACACCACCGGGCAAGAGCCGCAGCCACCGGTTGCTGCAATCGGGCAGAACGTCATCAGCTCAAATGTGTCGACGGTCAACGGCAAGCCAAACCTGTCGCGCATGCGATCTGTGTCGTTGACGCAGGGGCAGTGCGCGACGATTACGTGGCAGCTGCACGACAATGCCGGCGCACCGGTTGACCTGACAGGCGCCGGTTTTGGTCCGAGTACGCCGCCAAATAATCCCTACGCCGTCGTATTTCGCATCAAGGAGCAGCTGTCTCTGGGGGTTGGAAACGCGCCGGTTGAAGTGCCCGCGACCGTTACAGACGCCGCCACGGGCCAAGTAACGGCACAGCTTGGCGCCAACATGGTTGGTATTCCGGGCATCTATTACGGCGAAATGGCCCTTGTTACGGCGCCGGCCGACGCCGGCACAGCCCGCTGCGTCATTTTTTCCAACACATTCTCTGTGGTTATTGCGCGCAGCACGTTTGGCAACGAGCAAGCTGGCTACGGCGGCCCGCCCAGTATTGCTGAGATCCGGCTACATTTGCGCGACTCAAGCCCCAGCGAAAGCTTTTTGCTGGATAACTTCATGTTCGACGACGCCGAGATTGCGCTGGCTATTACGCGCCCTGTGATGTACTGGAACGAGATCCCGCCGCCAATTGACGCTGTGTACACAACGCAGAATTTTCCGTTTAGATATCATTGGCTCGAAGGGATTTGCGCCAACTTGTTCATGATGGTCGCGGAGCAATTTCGCCGCAATCAACTGGGCTATACAGCCGGCGGCATGTCTGTCGACGACCAGAACAAAGAAGCGAATTACGAACGCGCGGCACAAGCGCGCTGGCAGGCGTACAAAGACTGGGTGCGGGCGACAAAAGCCAGCATTAATCTTGAGGGGTGTTACAGCGAGGTTTCGTCAACGTACAAGTACAGCTCTTACAGTGACGCTATTCGTATTCGGTACTAGACATGTCGCAACAGCGCATATTCCCTTTTCGCCGCGTATCTGTGGATCATATGGTCCGCGGCGTTACCCGTGTCTGGTGGCAGCTTGAAACAGATTTTAAGCAGCCGGGACCGTATGTATTCCAGCTGCAGTTCGGCAAAACAGGGCTGCGCAACGCCAACGACTGGGTAAACATTGGCCCGCCTGTTACCAACGGCTTTGTAGCCTATGACCCGGCTTGGCACGACTCTGGCTACGATTTACTCAGCCATTACCGCGTCACGCTCACAACACCGGCGGAAACATACGTCTCGCAACCGGCCAGCTGTTTCGGCGAACTAAACGAGCACGACTGGGCGCTGTCGCGTGAGATTATTCGCAAAGAACAAGTGCGCAATAGGCTCGTTGCGACGCCCGGCTATTTAGTCAAACCAATGCGTTTTGGTGAGCCGTGTCCGCGCTGCCGTGACCAGCTAACTCAAGAAATCACAGACTCGGACTGCCCCGTCTGCCAAGGTACCGGGTTTAGGGTTGGCTATCATCCGCCGCTGGAACTGCAGTGCTGGGACCTGTCGCTGCCGACGATTACGGAACAAGTTGACGAGCAGCTTAAAGGCACAACACGCGACAATCCATATATCACAGCCCGCGTAATCGGATTTCCGGCGCTAAATAAAAATGACGTCTGGGTTAACGCCGCCAGTGATGAGCGCTGGCTGGTGGAATCAATTCAGATCATTGCGGCGCTACGTAACGTACCCATTGTGTATAACGTGCAGCTGGGTTTAATGCCGTTTAGCAACCCAATTTACGCGTTAGACGTTACCGGCGCGCCAGCAGAAACACCGGTATACAGGCGACCAATTGTAGGCGCCGGGAGCGTGCTTGTAGACCATAACTACGGCGGGCCCGATACGTTAGCTTATTACAATGGCGCCGGCTGCCCAATTGAAGGGGCGACAGTATACGTGTTTCCAGCGGCCGTCTATGCCGCGGCGCAACCCAGTTTTCCAGCCCGTGATGTCGCGATTGCGCGGGCAAACACGGCAGGAAGCGGGCGTTGGGACACAGGTTTAAAGCTCAATCCCGGTAATTACGTTTTGTTATTTGAACGTGTCGGCGATTACGGCCCAGACGTGCAGGCGCTCACAGTGACAGCCCCGGCCGCTATTATGAGCAACGCGGCCGACGTCGCACCTGTATTAAAGCCAAGTGCGTCGCGTAACATACCTGTGCAGACAAAACCGGCCAAAGAAGCGGACAAAAATGACTTCTGGGCGATTTAAGTATGCGCGAAAATGCGGACGAAACAGCCGAAGCCAATGCTGCCAAAGAAGCGGCCAAGCACGTGCCGCAACTAGCCAAAATCAAGCTTGGGTCAAAACTGCCGAAAATGTTGCCGCCCGTAAAGATGTTGGAACAGCCAAAAAAGGACCCGTTGCGTGAGTACCTACGACGACTCAAATCCGCCAGAGGTTGAAGCCCAGTTCCCGCCGGGCAGCGAGCCGGAGAACCGTGTTGATAAGGTCAGCACGCTATGTTCTTATGGTATGCGCCCGCACGTTATGACCGGGCTTTTACGGCAATTGTTAATCGGGCACTTCTCTGACCCGAGCAATATTGACGAGCCGCGCGTACGGAAGCACATCCAGAACCTTGGCGCGTGGCAGCCGGTAGATAACGGTTTGAACGCCGGCGGCATTTTGATAGAAAGTATTACTCGTTGGCTGCCCCAAACTGCCGATAAACGCCCGGCTGTGTTAATTAAACGCAACGGCTGGAAATGGTTGCGGCAGGGTATTGGTGATTTGGCAAGTAAAAATGAGTATACTGGTGCTGATGCGTACGCCGGAGTGTGGGAGGGCAGTCACACACTGTATTGCCTGTCTCCAAACGGCGCTGAAACCGAATTTTTAACGACGGAAGTCGTTAAGTTTTTAATCAATTTTTCGCCCCTCATCCGCGACCAAATGAACCTTCACCGGTTTATTGTGGCCGAGGTTGGTGGGATAGGAGAGATTCAAGAAGTTGTACAGGGTTATGCCGTACCTGTCACTGTTTCGTATGTCGCCGAGGAAGCTTGGACGCTCCAGCCGTACGTACCGCGTTTAAAGCGGATTGTCTTTAAGGCATCAGATTTACTGTCCTATTAAGAATTTTGCGGTCGTGTATTTTTTTTTGAAACGCGTGGTTGTGTATACTACTGCTGAGCACCATACCGCACACAAATTTAGGCACGGAGGCTGACGCATGTCGAGCTACGTAAAACCCCAAGTTCTCGTTTTCCAAGAATTCAAGATCGTCCCGACCGAGATCACGGAGCCGCTGCGCGCTCACATCGCCGGCCCTCACGCCGTTCTCCATCGTTACAGCAACACGGATGAAAAGAAGCACACGCTGCTCGGCACGTACGACCGGCTGAACGACACATGCTATCCGTGGCCGCAGCGCCAGCCGGGTTCGGTTGTTGACCTTCCGTATGTGAAGGTTCACATCGACGACGCCATGCTGCAATATTACGTGCACAATCTCGGCGAGAGTGATACAACTATCACTGCCGTCCCGGGCAAGATGAACTGGATTCAGTCCAGCACGCTGTCGTTCAAGTCGAACGGCGCGGCCTACCCGCGATCCGGTGTGTTTTTTGATCGTGACGTACAGCTCGGCGACGTCGTTCAGCTTCGGAGCGTAAGCGCCGACAACGACTGCGAAGAGACTGTGCTTAGCACGTACGTCACTGGCTTTGCCAGCGACCTCGTGCCGTCGCGCATTCTGCCGGCGACGGCTGACGTAAACAACCAAGACAGTTATACAGCCTTAAGCGTTAACGGCGTTGACGTTACAGTTTCGCAAATTGATGGCGTTGACAACAGCGTGGCAGTGACCGTGCTGGATGCTGAGGACGAAGGCGCCAACGATTATGACGGCCTTGCCGCCGGTTACGTCGAGGAAGAGTACGTTGTCGAAGTTGTTAAGAGTTCGGTGGCTGGTTGCGCTGCCGCGCGTCTGCGCGTCACGTCTGCCAGTGGCACCGACGACGTGGCTGAAATTCAGCCGAATGATTTCGACGATGCTGATGGCGTGACCTTTATCGGCACCCGCGGCCTGTCGGTACGTTTCACGACAGTCAACCTCGACCAGTTCGTGGTCGGCCAGAAGTGGAAGTTTGACGTTAAGCAGACCTACGAAAAGGTCAAAGCGGTGTCGGACGCCGACGGCGTTAACGCGACTGGTGAGTCCGTGAACGGCGTGATGGGCGACCTTGATATTCTGGGTGCCTACGCTGGTGCCAAGAACGACACTTACGTCATCGAGTGCACCAAGGGCGGCGTGTGGGCTGATCTCCCCGAGATCACCGTGCGCACCGTCAAGGGCCTCGATTTCTCCGGCCCGACTGAAGTGGCTGGCGACGGCGTCGGTGGCAACGCGGTCAGCGTAAACATCGGCACGAACGGCGTGAAGGTGAAGTTTAAGTCGTTCACCGACGGTCAAGAAGACGATTACGCTGTGCCCGGTCTGCGCAAGGGCGACAAGTGGTACATCACCGTGAATTCCAGTCAGGCTGGCCCGGTGCGCAAGCTTATCCTCCGCGACGACCTGCCGGTTGCACTGCTGACGCAGGACAACGTGCCGGTCGACAAGGTGGGCCCGATCAGCATCACGAATGTCGGCGGCGGATACGGCACTGTGCCCGCGGTAACGTTCTCGGCTCCGGGTGAAGGTGTTGTTGGCGCTGCGACAGCTACTGGCACGGCTGTGCTCGGTACTGGCGACAACGCCGGTAAGGTTGTTGGCATCACCGTAACAAATCGTGGCGCCGGTTACACCGTTGCCCCGACTATTACGATTGCGGCGCCGCCCGCCGGCGGCGGGTCGGTAACAGCTACGGCAACCTGCCAGTTGATCAGCGGTGAGGACATGGACCTCAAGCTGTTCATCAAGGACGATATCCAGATCTCGAAGAACCGCATTGGCTTCGCGCCGATGACGAACTTCTGGTACGAGGATACCCAGATCTGCGTGCAAGAAGGCATCGTCGCTTACCACCCTGAGTGGACAAGCGCCGGCGCTGAGCAGCCGCTGAACGTCATGGCTGGCAAGGTGTACGTCGAGTACCGCGAGTGGCTGGCTGAGCTGGCCGACGAGGTCAACTCGATCAGCGACGTGGCTAACCTCGACCAGATCAAGGGCCAGCTTGACCCCGATAACCCGCTGAAATGGGGCGTGTACAAGGCGCTCTCTAACAGCAATGGTACAGTTGTGAAGTACACCGCGGTTGCCGATCCCGAACTGTTTGACGAGGAAGGCCGCTCGCTCGGACCGGACCTCGCCAAATGGGCGCAAGTGCTTGAGCGCATCAAGGGTCGCGACGACATGTACAACCTTGTCCCGATGACGTTCGACCGCAGGGTGCAGAACCTGTGGGCGGCGCACATCGGCGGCGAGTCGAACGAGATCGCCAACAACTGGAAGGCTGGGTTCTTCGCCGTGAAGGCGCACCCGGTAGCGAAGGTTGCTGGTCAGGGCGCGCTGATCGCAGGCGTGCTTGGCGAAGAAGTAGTCGACCCCGTGCTGGCGACATTGTCGGATGATCCGAATGCGACCAACACGCAGTACACGCGGCTTACGGTCACGTCGGGCAACGGTTATTTCATCACCAACGACGTGCGTCCGGGCGACGTCGTTCGGTATAACTACACTGTTGACGGTTTCGGTGAAGAGCAATACGAAGAATACGTTGTAGACGCGGTTGTTTCGGAATCGACACTGCTGTTGTACTCGGGCGGCGACGTCGCCGTGACCGTGCCGCAGCGCGTTGAGATCTATCACAACCGTACTCGCAACGAAGTCGTTGACGACATTGTGCAACAGGCTGGTTCGCTGTCGAATCGTCGCGTGTGCGCAGTGTGGCCCGATCAGGTTGGCGAGGCTGGCACAGTTCAGCCCGGCTATTACCTGTCGGCCGCGCTGGCTGGTTTGGTGTCGGGTGTTGTGCCCCACCAGCCGCTGACGAACGTGGAAGTCGCCGGTTTTGACGACTACAGCCGGTCGTACAAGTACTTCAACGAAACGCAGCTTAATCGGCTTGCCGAGGCGGGAACGTGGATCGTGACTGAAGACAAGGACGGCACGCCGTTCACGCGGCATGCGCTGACGACGGACAACCTCGACCTGAATCGTCGGGAAGAGATGATCCGCCGCAACGTGGATAGCATGTCGTACCTGTTCCTGCGCCGCCTGCGTCCGTTTATCGGCCGCACCAACGCGCAACCGGGCATGGTCGCACGGCTGAAATACGAAGTCACAGCCGTGATCGATTTCCTGTCGAGTAACGGTTACACAGAAGAGCTTGGGTCGCAGCTCATCAGCGGTAGTATCCGCAAGCTGCAGATTCATCCGCTGCTGAAGGATCGTATTGAAATCGTTCTTGACCTTGTTGTCCCGGCGCCGCTCAACAACATTGAGCTGCACTTGGTGGTCTGATCTCAAATTAGTTAAGCAGTCAACTTCACAACACTTAGGTGAACTATGGCATCTCCTTTCGGTAAAGAACAAACGCACAATGGCTCGTTTCGCGCTGAAGATCTGACAATGACATTTGGCGGAGCAGGCGGCCCGGGTGCGCTCGTACAGCAAGTTAATTTCACGCTGACGCGGCAGATTAACACGCTGTATGAAATCGGTTCGTCAAACGTGTATTACGTCGGTAATCGGCGTCAGGGTCAAGCGCAGCTGAGTCGCATTGTGGGCGGCACTGCTAACTTTAAGACTCTGGTCAATGACTACGGCGATATGTGCACGCCCAAGGACGTCGTACTGACAGCCGCCGGCGGCTGCGGCGGGACTAGCGGTTCCGTAACGTATACGCTGAAAAAGGCAACGCTCACGCAACTGGGCGCCAGCGTCACGGCGCAAGATGTCGTGATCACGGAAAACCTTGGTTTCATGTTTTTAGACATTGACTATGCCTGATTTGCGGTTTTGCTATTTATGTCGGTAATTAAACGGCGGTTGCGTTTTACGCAACCGCCGTTTAAGGTATTAGGCGGTAACGCCTTGGGTTTTATACCCGTAACCACACCATTTTTGGTGGATAATCAATGAGCATCGACCCCCCGGCTCATCGGGTGGGCACTACGCCCGCGTCGAGCCCGCCGTACGCCAATGATCCGACGTTAGCCACGCGCCGGCTGCAAAACCAGACGCAGTACGGCGGGCGGACTACGACGACAGCGTATGGTGCCCACACTACCCCGGTTGCCGACCCTAACTGCAATCTTACGGGCTTTAAAACGGGGTTCCAAGATACTGGCCGGCTATGTTTGGGCTGGATCATGGACGGCACGTCGATAGCGAACTGCTACCGCGTGCATCTAGAAAAGGGTTTTACGCCCATTATTGCCACGGCCTGTTCTGGGACCAGTGGCGTGGCTTTTGGCGCCACGGAGATCAATACATACACTCCCGGCACCTGCGTTATCGTCATGGCGCACGATAAGCAGTTTAAAGGGTTTATCCTTGGCGCCGTGCCAAACGTATTGGATATCGGTAAACGCGCTTACCACGACTATATCTCACAGGCCTCTAGGAAGCGCGTAGACGACGTACACAAGAAGTACCTGAAGCAGCCCCAAAGCGGGCAAATGGTCGATTACAGCGCGTGGCGGGCGTGGGACGCCACGCTCGCCAGTGAATGGGGCGCCATCACCAGTACGGGCGCGGGCGTCACGCTGGACGATTTCATGTTCCGCGTGTCGATGAACGAGTTTTGCGGCGTGTACGGCTTCTACCACGACTCCCTCTTGCGGGTGGCCGGTTATAACATGCAGGTGTGGACGGCCGGCAGTGAGCGCGAGGCGTTCATGGATCAAGCCGAGTGCAACGATACGCAGGGTTATTCGCCGTATCCGTGGGAAGCCATGGGCATGCTAATCCCGGGCGAAATGATTGAAGAGTATCAGCCCGCAGATTACCAGTGCTCGTCGGCAAAGCCCTATTATGCGCACTGGGAAAATAAACACGAGTTTCAGCAGCCGTACCATCGCACCCAGCAGTTCTTTGGCTATTTAGGACAAGGCAGCCGTAATGTTATTCATGCGCCGCCGCCCGGACTAGAGCGCTGGACGTATGACGGCAAAAAGGGCAGCCCCGGCGAAACGCCTTACGACTCTCGCGTTGAGACTGAAGGGGGTGGCGCGCCTGATTGCGGCGGCGGCGGCGACAAACTGACAGATCACAACCCGAAACCCGCTTACGGTTTGCGCGAAGAAAACACAGCGCAAGACGGGCGTTTATTCTTTGCGTCGGCCAAAGGTATTGTGCTGTCCAAGCGGATCCTGTTGCCCATGCCGCAACGGATTAAGCGCCCGGAAGATCAAAAGGAAGGCGACGACGCTGAAAAAAACTACAAGGCAGCGAGCAAATACGGCGAAGGACCAGAACATTCGATTACCGGTACGATCAAGGCTACCGACACTGATTACCCTAATTTACAGCGCGCTGCTGCCGTTCTCGACTTGCACGGCTATCTGTTTAATTACGCGGGGCTGCATCCTTTTTACTGGCACGCGAAAGACTACAAGACGTGGGAGCAGCAAGAGCTAGAGTACGCGCAGGTCAATCAAAAGATTCCAAAATTTCAAGACCTTGCTGCGTCAAAGATGTACCTCAAGGAAGAAGAGCCGAAGACATTCAAAATTGACCATCGGTATGAAAAGGCCGGCGAACAGAAGTTCTATGAGACAGAATCGTTCGTGTCGTTGCTGGAAGACGGGGGTGTAGTTATCGGAGACGGTTACGGCGCTGAGATTCGCATGTCCGGCGGGTGCGTGTTCATCTCCGCGCCCGGCGACGTATGGCTCAAGGGCGGCCGTGACGTGCAAACATGGGCGGGCAACGATGTAATCCAGAAAGCGTACAAGTCGGTCGACATTTCTGCGACGAAAAAGAATGTGCGCATTAAGGCCGAGGCCAACGTGATGGTGCTCGCCGGCAACGACTCGTCCGAAAAAGAAGGCGGGATTTTGCTTGAAAGCCGCATGAAAACGCCGAACTACGATTTCGAGCAAAGCGGTGATAACGTTAAATTTGCCGGCATTGTGCTGCGCGCGCCGAACGCCAATGTTGTCAGTTTGGCACACCAGATTTACCTGCGCACGGGTGGCGGCGGCAGTTCAATCAAGCCGGGCAACATCACCATCGACGCCGGCAAGGGTGAAAAAGAGATCGTTACTAAGTCGAATAACTTCTATGAGTTCTTGCAGCGCGGAGGTCGGCATTATCAGTTCTTCGGCATGAACGACTACCAGAAGGCGAACATGTTCTCAGAGAACTTTACGCTGTTGACTGGGCCGCTAGGCACTGAAAGCCACATCATTGCGGGCGGTGGATTGTTATCAAAAGCCAGCGTCTTGGTCGCAAAGGGCCACATTGTTACAGAGGCCGCGGCAAAAGGCGCTATTTTCGTGGCGCCCTGTGACGGCGACTGCCAAACGCAGGTTAACAAAGCCATTGACGAGATCCGCAAGCTTATTGACGACGAAATACCGCAAATCGGCGCGCAGATTGATAACCAATTGCTAGAACAGCTGTGGTACGCAGATAAAAAAGCTGGCAATGCGCGCGTTATGGATATCGCTGAGTTTTCGTTCCGCACCGACGCCGACTACAACATCCCTGATTTTGTGCTGTACGAAGACCGTTGGCAGCAGATGGCGCGCTTGGGCTCTGGTAGCCCGGAAAAATGGACAGAAAAGCCTGTGAAAGTCAAAACGGGGCCCGACTCGTTTCCGTTCCCGGGTAAAAAGTGGACGAAAGACGAGCAGACGTACGTCGAGCAAGACTTTAATATCGTGCAGCAAAACGGCGGGTACATTGATAAGGCTCGTGGTACAGCGCCAAGCCTGTCCGGCGAGTACAAAAACCCCGAGTTCAAAGATAACAATAAGCAAACACTGGACGGTACGTACCCGATTATCCCGAGAAAGTAACCGCAAAGGAGTGCGCTGTGGAATTGGTAGAAAATCCGTATTTTTCTGACTTTACAAAGAAAACACTGGCGCAGTTTGGCTGGGTCGAAGGCGATCCTCTGCCGACAGCGCTCAGCGACACGTTATTGCGCATTAAAGAAACGTTGCCGCCGTCTCAACGTACGGATGTTTTAGTCGATTTGGCTGTAATGACGCCCGAAAGCGTTGAAGAAGTTAAAAACTTACTGGTAGCCGCCAAAAAGTACGCGGCGGATAAGACACAGCAAGCAGAAATTGACCAAAAAACAGCTGGCCTGTCTGCCAGCGCCCGTGCGGTATACGAGCAAATCGTAAAAGGTGAGGCGCAGCCACCAGAAGCGCCGCAGATCGTCGATGATCGCGCTGAAATCAGCAAAGAGCCTGCGCCCGAGATGGAAAAACCGACTATCGAGGTTGACGTACCGCAAGAACCTGCCGTTATCGCCAATCCGCCGGCGGAACAGTCGGTAATTCTGCCTTTTTGCCCGCGCTGCGGCTGGGACATGCGACAAAAGTTCGAGGTGCAGCCGACAGACCGCGATAAAGAAGACTTTTTGGCCACGTTGCTTGGTGGTACGCGCTTCAAGAAGAGCTACGAGCTGTTTGGCGGCAAAATTATCGTGACATTCAGGGGTTTGCTGGCCGACGAGAACAAACTGATCTATCGGCAGCTTGTCCTAGACCAGCAAGAGAATAAAGTTGCAACAGAAGCTGAGTGGTTCGTCCAGATGATGGATTATCGGCTGGCGTGCTCGCTAGAAGATATCAAAGACAAGGCGGGCAAGGTTATCGCGGTGGTACCAGAGCTGAGCGAGATGCCGTTTACGCGAAATCCAGAGCAGCCGCTGGAAACAGCACTTGTAAAACAGTTAGAGTTTGTAAGTACGAAGATTTTGGCCCAAGAAGTAACACGACGCCTTGTCGCAACGCACCTGCGGCAGTTCCAAAGGCTGGTTGAAGCTCTTGAAGCCATGGCGCTTGAACCAAGTTTTTGGAACGGGATCGAATAGCAGCGTATATGGTGCGCGCTGCCGCGTCGGGAGCGGTTGACTACTCCCGTGCCGATCCCACAGACATAAACTGGCGGATAAAACACAGATTACTGCTGACCGAGCTACAGCGCCGAGAAGAACAATCCCTGACAGAACACCTGCACCGGCATTGGTGCGCCTATGTCGCTCACGGGTCGCTTACCGAGGACAGTTTTAAAAATATCAAAGGCTCTGCGACAGACACTTTGACTGAATTACAGGCCCTTGTTTTCCCGTGGGCTGTAAAAACCGAGAATAAAGACGAAAAAGGTACAATAGATGACGAGACGCAGCGCCTAGTTAATAAGTACAAAGTTTGGCGCGCCGAAAAACCAGCCGATAAATAGCAGAGTCGCCCAATGCCGCAGTACCCATTTTTACACCCGACGCCGTATAATCCGGGTAATATGGGGCCCGGCAGCGGCGATCTGGGCCAGCTGATGGCCATGTTTGCTGGGCCATTAATGGGCGCAATGGCGGGCCCGGGCAATTTCGTGCCCCACCTGATGCCGACGCAGGCTGTCATGGACCAGCACGCCATGCGGGCATACCAGAACGATACGCGGGTGGCCACGTTTAACACCAATGCCGCGGGCAACGACAATCTTGCCACGCGCCTGCTGGGTATGCGGGCTGCTGTCACAAACGCGCCGGCGACACAGCTCAATCACGAACAAGCGCAAAACATGGCCGGGATGTTAAACAATCCCGTGACCAAAGCCTTACTTGGCGCAGCTGTTGGGCCAGAGAACCTTGAGGCCGCCTTCCACGGCAGCAAGGGCGACGTGGGTGCGCTAGCGCAGAGTGTTAATAAAATCGGCTATTTTCGCCAAGACCCTACTGGCGGCGGGCGCATGAGCGCGCAGGGGCTGCAAAGCTACAGCACTGGCATTTACAACGAGCTGTACGAGCCGCACGGCAACACCGAACAGCTCGCCGACGAAACGCGCAAGGGTAACGCAGACAGCGCGCGCCGGCTTAAAAAAGCCGCCCGCGCGGAAGAAAAAGAGATCGTGTCTGATGATATGGCCAGCACACGGCTAATGGAGCTAGACGACTCTAAAACCCGCGTTGACCAGCTGTATAAGAAGTACGTTTCCGGCGGCAAAGCGACGGATCTTAAAGAACAGGCAAAAGAACTAACAAAGTTCGACCGCGCGTTGAATGAAGCCGGCGTCCTGTCAGACACCGAAATTACAGTCGGCGGCTTGAAGAAACGTGCCGACAAGATGGCCACGAACGACATGCACGGGTTTATGGCCGGGCAGATTGGCCAGCTTGCGGAAGACATGTTTCAACGCGGTAAGTTACCGCAGGCGCTCGGGTCTATGTCGGCGGCTGATCGCGTGAAGCTCATCCAGAGTTCTGGCCGTGACGAAGAAACTATGGACAAGCTGGCGCGCGACTATGGCCACCGCGAGCTGATGAAAGACACCGAGTACCGCGGCAAGACAGCCGAAGGCCAGAAAAAAGAGCTTGAGTCGAAGCTGGGCACATTCAAAGACACACTGGGCGAAACGTTTAAAGAATTAGACAAAGCGCAGCGCGGTGACACGGGCGCAAAATCTGTAGATAAGCTTGAGCAGCTTGCTGGCATGGACCTAATGGCCGGCAACGTTGACGCCAAACGCTCAGCCGGCGCTATTAAAGAAATGACCGGCGCCGTAGCCGCCGTGCGCGAGATCTTTGGAGACAACGGCAATCCCAACGCTCCGATGCCGGCACTGCTTGCGGCACTGGATCAGTTAACACAGGGCGCGGGCAGCCAAGTTAGCGGCGGCAAAGTCGAGACGGCGTTGCGGCAGATGCAAACGCTGGCAAAAGAAAGCGGCGTTGGTTTTGAGCAGCTGGCGGGGTTGTCTGCCAACATGGGCGCGATGGGCGACATGCTGGGCGTCGCCAAAGGCACCACCATGCAAAGTACAGCGCACGTACTCGCCGCGACGAAGGTCATGCGAGACACCGGCGCGTTTGCAAAGCCTGTCTATGGTGCGATGAGCCAAGAAGAAGCGATGCAGAACGTCGCGGAGCGGGAAATGCGCGGTAACGCGTCGACCAACGCGATGGGTATGGCCACGCTCAAAGCGCTGTACGAAGCCAGCCCCGGAAAGTATGCCGGTTCTGAAATGGAAGCCGCTATTAAAGCCTATAGCGATCCAAACTCTGACGGCACTTATGAAGACCCCAAAACCGGCGAAAAGAAAAATATTAAAGAAGTCATTGGCAAAGGTGGCATCCAAGCAGCCGGTGAAATGTTTGAACGCGCTGGCGGCACCCAGTCGCAGTTCTCTACCACGTACTATGACCCGACGACAAAACAGCATGTGCAAGCTGGGTTCGGGTTTTCTACACAAAAGTACGAAGTTGCGCGGGATATCAATAACGCTGAAACGTCAAATGCTATCCATAGCAACATAGCAACATATGCCAGCAAAAACGCTGGCAGCGAATTCGCAAAGCTGAGCAAAAAAGACCGCAACGAGCTGTCGCACGATGCGGGCGCCGCGCTTACCGATTTAATTATTGCAACGTCAGACATGGAGCGCGGCGAACAGATCACACATATCCAGAAGAACATGGAAGCGTCGCTCACGGATGTATTTACGAAACGAGGGCACGCGAATCCTGCCGCGGCTGCCAAAGAAGCCATGACC